CGTCCCAGTAGAAGCCATTAGGGCAATTGGCGCACTGTCGGCCACAGGGGCGGACTGTCAGTTCACACAGTCCGAACTGGCGCCCAGTCGCCGCCCACACAAGGGTCTTTGCGTAATCAAGAGCTTGCGTCTGAAGGGCCGGACTGTAGTCATCCCAGTCCGGGCAGCACAGCTGGGTGAGATCAGGCCAGGTGCATGGCCCGCTATCTATTGGCATGCACCTGGCCCTTTCTTCCGTGTTGTTGCTTCAGCAACTAATGCGTCGTTGCTTGCACATTAACTGGCTTAACGCACTGTTGCTTCAGCATTAGACAGCGGCACATCCACACGCGGAAGCAGGTGGTGCCAACCGGGTGATGAACATGCGGTGGTGCTGCACGTTGGTGATCGGGGTGAGCATCGGGATCGGGTTGTTCAACGTACCTGATGCATCAGAGAGGTCAACGTTGTACGGACCCACACCCCAGAGGGAGTCGCCATGGGTCCTTGCATTGATAACGAAGTTCGCGACACCGTTCTCCAGTGTCATGTCACCAATTGTTCCCTCAACGACCCAGGGGAAGAGGACATAGCCGTACTCGACGCCACCCGTGCACAGAACGCCAGTGCCCGACAGGCGAGTCCAGCCTTCGAATGCAAAGTTGACGTTAGCCGCGGACCCCTCGGTCGTTGACCAACCGATCTTCTTGGCCTGAGCCGAGTCGTCGCTGTAGAGCGGCTCCGCGGCCATGATGTTGATAATGTCCGGATCGACGTTGCAGAAGGTGATGACCAAGTCGATCCACTTCAGGATCGGGGCCGTGGTCTCCCGCACACAGAAGGTGCCGTCACCGTTCTTGATGAAGAACTCTTCGCGGTCCTCGTAGTTCTTGGTCATGGCGACGGAGATGATGCCGTCGGTCACGACCTGCGAGCAGGAACCAGTGACGACCTGACCACAGGAGTTCAACCTCGTGGCCCTGACGCGAGGGATCTTGAATGGGGTGAAACAAACAGTGGTCATGAGGCATCCTCGCCATCAGAAGCGGAGGTCGTTTGCTGACTAATTGCTTGCTGGTACCACACCTCGGCGACTTCGGGATGGGCGTGAATAACGCGCCCGTGCTCGTCGTCGGTGACCTCAATCAGGTTCGGATCGGCCGCCACCGCGAATAGCTCGCGTAGCACCTGTGGGAGTAGATCCGGCTCCACGGAGATCACGGTGTAGTTCCGCATTACTGGTCCGTGGTCGCGAGCGTTACCTCGACCGCGGCCACATAGCAGTCGAAGGTGAGGACGTACTCACGCTCCATGACTGTGGTGATGACGTTGGTCGTCCGGTTGATGACCTGACCCATAGGCGGCACGAACAGCTGCGAGTCCGGGGTGCGCCAGATAGCCACCTGGCCCGTGATGTACAGCCACGCGTTCCCGGCGCCGGCCGCCTGGCCAGTGGGGCCTAGGCCGGCATAGTTGCCGAAAGAGACCGCTGTCTTGGTGTCGGTACGCCAGACGTTGTCCTGCTCCTTGAGTACGACGTGCGACCCAGTGAAGTAGGGCGCCGCCAACATGGGGGCGTGAATCACGCCAGGGCGTCCGTACCGGCCGTAGAGCCAGGACTCCAGCATCCCGACCGCCCGGACGATGCCGATGGCCGAGCCCAGGTTAACTACGGCTGCATTGCCCGACAGTCCGGGGAACTGACCGAAGCCTTGGGTGGAGAAGATACTTTCGACCGTGGCTTGTTCGCCAGCGACCAGCTGGTCGTACAGGAACTTTTTGACGCGCTCGTCGTCCCAGTTGACCAGACCAACGGTGTCGCAGCGGATAGCCGAGTAGACAACGAACGGTGCCCCGGTAACGACCGTGACTCCGCTGCTTATGACCTTCTCGGCGTGCGACGCCTGGCAGTTGATCTCGTAGCCAACCGGCAGTACGCAGTTGGAGATCTCGTACTGGACGCCGCCGCTGCGCGCATTGATCGGGAGATCAAGTGGGCCAGTGGCCACGTTGAACAGGCCGTACCGGGGCACGGCCGGATTGGGTGCCGGTACATAAACCGGTCCGGTCAAACTCGCCATTGTTCCCACCTCCCTCTCAGGTCAGGAGGGGCTGGACCTGGCGGCCCAGCCCCTTGTCAGGCCTGATTAGCAGGTCACCGCGCGCTGGACGCCGGTGGAACCGTTCGGGCAAATGGCGATCGTGTAGACGCGACTGATTGGGCAGAACCGCATCGCTCGGAACCCGTCTTCAAGGAAGAGCTGGGTCACCTTGTTGGTGGCGAGGTTGGTGCTGTCGTAGATCGTGTCGAGCCGGATGACGTCCTGACGAGCCACGACCCAGGTGCCGGCCGGGTAGATCAGGAAGGACACGCTGATCGGCAGAGCACAGATCGGGGTGTCCGAACCGGGGAACGGGCCACCGGAGACGCCGGTCGAGGTGAACGAGTCCTGCCAGTCATAGACCCACTGGGCGCGGGCGTTACGGGTCCGGAGCAGGGAGTCGATCATGCTGTCAGCCAGGTCCGGGTCCATCGGACCGTTGCGCCGGATCCAGTCAGCCCGCAGCTGGCCCTTCAGCCAGTAGGGGAAGACGACCTCAAGGGTCTGGTTGCGCTGGAGACGCAGCCGGTACTGGATGTCGATGACCGCAACGTCCACGGCCTCCATCACCTGGGACACGACCGAACCGTCCGACGCCCACGGGGCGCAGGTCATGGCGACCGCGGTCGAGTCGGTGACCATGTCGGCGATGATCTGCCGGTTCACGTTGTGGGCCTGGGCCGCGATGGCACCCTGCACGAACTCGCTCACGAACTCGGGGTAGCCCCGGTTCTGGAGGATGTCACCGGTGAGGCAGAGCGCCGCAACCTTGAGCCGGTCATCCACGAACGAGGGGCAGGGGATGGACACACAGGTCTTCGTGGTGTCCGAAATGACCTGAGCCTCGGTGAGGATGTTGAAGCCGGTGCCCGAACCGAAGATCGTGTCGAACTGGATGCCCTGGTTGTGCCGGATGCCACCACGACGGGCGCCGATCTCGGGGACCGAGAGCAGACCGTCGGTGGTGATCTGGTTGCAGGTGGTGTAGATCGTCTCGGACGGAGCACACCAGCCGACGCCGGCCAGGAGGGATCCGCCGGGGAGGCGGCTCTCGTCCCGAGCGAAGTCGATCTTCTTCATGATCGAGATGTCGTCGTCACCGTCGCTGATGGACAGTTCGTTCGAGAACTCGCGCTTGATCGTGGCAACCGTGGACTGCTGGGCAGTACCACCGCTGTGGGTGTGCGACCGGGCGACGAACGCCTTGGCCACGTCCAACCAGCCATCCAGCTCCGAACCAGCCGAGAAGCCGGTGTCGGCCGCGGCGAGGATCTTGAACTGCGGCCCGTCGCCCTCACTGTTCACGATCTCGCCCTCGATCACCTGGGTAGTAGAAGCGGCGATCTCGGTGACCGTTGGAACGCGGCCCACGCTCATCTCCGTGCTCTTGGCCCTGTCGGCCTTCTTGGCGGCCGGAGTCTCGGCCTCTTCCTCGATCTCGGCGTCGGCCACGTCGTCCTCAACATCGTCCTCAGCCTTCATTGGGGCGAGGGCGTTGAAGCGTGACTGGCGCGACTTGCGCTTGGAAAGCTCGTCGTCGATCAGAACCATGAAGGACTTAAGGTCTTCCATGTCATCGAGGTCGGTGTCGGAAACGGTCTCGGGGGTAAGTGACTCGCGAAGGGAGTCGTAGGCCGCAGCCGCCTCAAGGCCAAGGTCACGGAGGGCCGCGACAGTGAACCGGGGCAGACTGTTGGCCTCTGGAATCTCGAATTCCATGTGGGATGGCCTCTCGGAAAAGTGCGTTTGTTCAGCACACAGCTGCAACATTTTCCGGGCGGCCCACAGCTACAGCCCCGACTCGATTGAACGCAGTGTAGATCTACACCATTTGAAGAAGCAAGTAACCTCGTTACTTCTTCTTCACGTCGATACGGCCGCCATGACGAGTAACCGCAATATCGGCCGCCACCTTGGAAGAGAATTCCTCAGTCTGGCCATTGGCCTTAGTGACCACATAGCTCTCGGCGTGGTTCCCGCCGCTCTTACCGCAGTTACACATTTGACTTCCCCTTCAATCTGTAGAAATGAGCAAGTGCCCTATCGCGGGCGCACTGCTTGCAGCCTCGACGGCGTCCCTCTGCGTCCCATTGTGCAGCCTCGGGACTGGTTAAATCGTGTAGACCCTTCCGGCAGACGCTCAGTCTTGTTCGACGTTTGTTTTCCGCGGGGCTCACGGCTTCGAGGTGGTCCGGGTTAAGGCACAGGATGTTTCGGCAAAGATGATCTACCTCGTGACCGACCGGTATTTCGCCCTTGTAGATTCGGTAGGACAGCAGGTGGACGTACTCACCGTGACTCTTCGATCGCCTCAGCGGACGTTCTACGTATGTCACGCCGTACTTGGTCTTGCTTCCAGCCCTACGCCCCGTCCATGTCCAGCAGCCAGGCACGAGATCAAAGGACACTTTGGCTACCCTCTTGGCGCTCAGTAACAAGGGATCCAGAGTTCACTCACCTCGCTCCTGAAGCGTGGCGTAGCCATTTGACCAGCCTGCCATCTTATTGAACACCTCTTCAGCGGGATGATCCATCAACCACTTCGAAATGACTGACCGAACACCGTTTCCCTGGAAGGTGACTTGGCCGTCATCGCGCAATGTGGCTGTATCTCCGGTCGCCTTTGCCGGTGAGACCGTCTCGTCAATCAGTTCCAGAACCCGTACCACGTCAGCTCCCCTGCGATACTGGGCTCATGACCGAGCCGAACACTCTGCCCGAGAACGTCAAAAGCGAAACGATCGAGTTCCACGACGCCAAGGGCTTCCCGACCGAGGACCGCAAGGTTGCCGTGTCCGCCGAGGTCACCACCACGTACAAGGACGGTCGGGTTGAGCATTCGCTCCTGCGCCTGACTCCTAAGGCCAAGTAGCTCATCCTCGGGCCCTGGCAATGTCGGCACGCTGCTGCTCAGCAAGCTCAGGGAACAGCTTGTCGAGCACTGCCGCCCGCTCCGGGAACAGGTCACGGAAGTACACGTCGCCGCTCCAGCCGCTGCCATTGGTGAGGGTGCCGGTGCCAACGACGCCCAACATGTACAGCCGGATGGACTCCGCGTAGTCCTCCTGAGGATCGGATGTTGCGTACGGCGTGACCCCGTAGGTGAAGTTTCCCCGCGGGAATGTGGACTCGAACTCGGAAGCCTTCGTCGGCTTGAAGTCGGTAATCCGCTCATTTGGGTTAGGACTCTTGGTCGCGGCCTTGACCCAGGCGGCACTCTGGGAGCCGTAGACCGGCGATGTGGTGTCGACGTTGTGGCCGAATTCATGGTTGAGGTCGCCGTCGAGGTGATCTCCACTTCCTTCTCCGTCATGCCAGACGATCGTGTTACCGAACGAGGCTGACGCCGCAGTGCGCAGTGGCTCCTGGTCGGGGCCCAGCAGGCCCCACTTCTCTTGCCATTGCCCCTCACGAGGGTGGCCGCCCTGCACCATCACGTAGGAACGCTGGTACCGGCTGGCCCCTGGCGGCAAGTTATTGGCGTGCGCGATAAGCCTGTTCACGCCGACAGCTGCGCGCTGCCTCTCCTCTGGGGTGTCTCCGTGCTCCACGACGTAGACGACACCGTTGCGGCGCCAGGCAGTGCCGGACCCAACCTTGTATCCAACCGAGAGGGTCAGGTCACGGACGTTGGTGCCCTGGGGCCAGGTGTCCTCTTCCAGGATGCTGTCCACGGTGCGGTCGCCGCCGAGCCGGCCGGTGATGGCTCGACTACTGCTGGCTGGCACTGCGGACGAGGCCGGTCGGGCAATCCGCTCCAACAGTGACGGACGCCGGGGGGCGGCGATCTTGGGCCGGTCGCCTGTTCCGAGCTGCTTCTCTCCCGACCACGACGAGCCGTTCATGATGGAGCGGCCCAGTTCCCCCTGGTCCGAGATCTCCTTCGGTGTGGGCCAGTCCTTCATGTCTTGCTCCACGAACCGGTCCAACCATCCGGACAGGACTTCGCGCTCCTCGGGGGTAGCCCGACTGAACGCTTGGCCAATGCGTGATGGCACGTCGCCAGCAGCGCCACGTCGGTCGGTCTGCCAGCGGAAGTCTCGACGAGCTGAGGCAAGCCCACCGTTGAAGGCAGGGCTGATGGTGGCCCGGGTGAAGCCGAGGTCGGCTAGCCTCCGGTCCTGCTGGTCATTGAACCGGGTACTCAGACCCTGCTGTTGCTGGGCCTTTTCGAGGGCGAACATGTCATTGTGGACGGTTCCCGTAGCTGGGTAGAGCACGCGCCGGAAACCACCAACGATCCCCCCGTCCCCGTCCTTAACATCGCCTTCGACTCGAATGACTGGGTTACCGTCAATGTCCTTGTAGACGAACGATCGCTCAGGGTCCACGCGGAAGGACTTGCCGTCGTCGTCCACGTCGAAGGCGCTTGTAATGGCCTGACGCTGAGCCTCCGGCATGTCGCTCAGGTACTTCTGTCCATCGTCATCGAAGCCATTCGCTGCCAGCTCGCGCACGGTCGCCTTGTCGGTCAGCTTGACCTGTGGCCCCTCGGGCTCACGTAGGCGAGGAGACTCCGTCGAGCGACCATCAGGCTTGGATGCCCGGATGCTGTCCAAGACGTCAGTGAACAGCTTCCTGATGCGGGTCTTTGCCTCAACGAATTCCTGGTACTCGTCGGACTGGTCGTCGCTGAATGGCGACTTGTATCGACCCGTCGCCGGGTCAATGACGCCATTGTTCTTCCAGGCATCCGTCATCCGGTTCATTGTGTACTCGACGCTGTCAAAGTCCGTGGTCGCTTCGCCCGCACGAATCCGGTCCCGGATGCCTTCCAACACGTCCTTGGGCGATCCGCGACCACCCATGCGGTCGACGTACATCGCCGCCGCCGGCCCATCGAGCCCGTCGCCAACACGCAGAGCCTCGTCGATGGCGCTTTCGATTACCTGACGCTGCCCGGCCTTGGTCCGGACGTTGGGCTTCTTCGCGGGGGCGGCCTTCTTGGCTGCCGGCGTCGGTGCTGATACGCCGTCTGACGGAGTCGCCCGGTCCACGGCAGTGTCGTGGTCCACCTCTCGCCGTCCGAGCCGCTCACGCCAGTACTCGTTGCGCTGACCGGGAGTCAAGGTACGAAGCTCAGCCTTCTGGTCCCGGTTCAGGGCCTTGGTGAGCTTGGCCTTCTTCTCCGCATCCACGCCCTCCAGCCGTGCACGAGCAGCTGCTACAGCCGGACCCTCAGGGACTCGGGGCGCCCGTGTAGTCGCCTTAGCTGGTGCAGCCTTTTTCGCAGCCCGAGCACCTGGGGCACCCGGTGCGTCACTGGCCCGCTTGATCAAAGCCTCAAGGCGGCCATGAGCGGCGTCGTACCAGGCCTCACGGTCCAGGCGCTGGAACTGAGGCTTCATAGCCTCCAGCTCCTTGCGGACGTCGGTCAGCTCGGCAGTGGTGAACTCGTTGCGGTCTAACCACTGGCCACCCGTGATCAGGGTGACCCCCATCGTGTCCTTGGTTTCCAGTGAACGGTAAGGATAGGCCGCGCGGAATGGGTCATTGAAGTGGTTGCCGTCCGGCAGGATCTCGCCGTCAGGGCCGTACTTGGGCTCGTCATCGAAGGCCAGGCTGTTGTCGAAGCCAACCGGCCTACCATCAACGATCATCCAGTTGTTGTTGTGACGGTCGCTGTTGCCAGCGATGGCGTCGAGGATCGCCATACGGCGCCCCTCGGGGGTGTGGACCGCGGCGTCAATCTCCTCTGGCGTGTGCTTCTCGGCCTGCGTTCCCTGGATCTCGTCCATGAACACAGTTCGGTCAGTGGGCCGGTAGACCGCGGCCTGTGGGGCACCAGTTCGGCGGCCCAGCTCGGAGGTGAGCTGCTCGCCGTCGGCCTGCTGCTCGCCCGACATGAACCAGTCGCTGGACATCCGCTTACGGATGATCTTTTTGCCGTCGGGGCCTTCGACTCTGGCGACCTGGCCCATGCTGCCGGTGGAGATGTAGCTCCGGTCCGTGAGGCCTGCGTCGAAGGCGTCCTTCAGTGCCTGGACCTCGGGGTCCAGGTCGACGTGGTGATCTCCCACGGGTCCGTCGCCCACGATCATGTCAATGAGCTGAGGCTTAGTGATCGAGGACGGCTTCTTCATCCCCGGTGGCAGCTCGTCGAGCAGCTCCCTCATGGTCTTGGACTCAAGCTGCTCGCGTCGCTCCTGGCCAAAGGGCTCTGCGATACCGAGACGACGCCGGATATCCTTCATCACCTTGTTGCGGAGGACGTCGAACTTGTCCCCCTTGGTGTTCTCTAGATGCAGGGCGTCAGCAACGTCTCGCAGCTCATTGGGGCGCAGCTTTCGGCTCAGCGTGTCCGCCCGGTCCAGACCGCGAGGTGTCAGGTAGGCCGCCCGATCGGAGGAATTGAAGTCGCGCAGCAGCTCGAAGCCAGCGTGGTAGTTGTCGCCAATGACGCTGCGACGTGTCTCGACGTCGGCAAACGGCTTGTCTGGAGTCGGTGTCGGACGTGACGAAAGGTCACCATCGCCGCCGCCACGAACCGACCGGAGCACTGGCCGCTGGAGCGTGACCACTGTGGACTCAGTGGCTTCCGGCGTGACGTCCTTGTTCTCCTTGAAGGTGCTCTCGTACCACTCGCGGAGCTGCTTGCGGGGCCGCTCATCCGGACCGACTCCGGCTCCGGCGAGCGCGGCGTCGGTCCGCTTGTAGGCGTCGGGCACCTTGTGGTGCTGGTCCTCGGTCCGGACCGAACGGTCCAGTTCGGCCAGGCTGTTGGACGGCACTCCGCGGCCCAGCTTGCTCTCGGCACCCAGGAAAATGCTCGTGGGTACGCCGTCGCCGGAGTTCCACTTCTCCGGGTCGGCCACCACGCCAGCCCTCGGAGCCGGGGCGGCCGGCGCCTTGTCGTTGAAGTACATCCCGGGGGTGTGGATCTCGGCCAGTTCGCCCGGCTGCACGCTGGCGCCGTCGAGCAGGTCGTGCTTGTCCGGGTCATAGGTGACCTGGTCCCCGTCGTTGCCGTCGACCGTGATGCCACGGCTCTCCAGGTGCTTACGCAGCCGGGCCTGGAACTTGGCGGCCGTGTCGTTGTCGCTGACCTTCAGCGTCTTGCGCAGGTCCTCGTAGCCCTGGGTGTTGTGGTCGGACTTGTTGTCGATGTCTCCTACGGGCGTCTTCTTGAGCCGGTCGGCCACGGCCGTGCGGAACTCGGCCTGGCTCCGGTCGTTGCGCCGGGCCGCGATGATCTGCTCTAGCTCGGAGGCGAGCTGGGCAGTTCCACCGGCACGCTGCCGGCGGGCGCCGGCCTCCCGGGCCTGGAGCCGCTTGCGGGCGTTCTCCGTGGCGTCCGGGCTCGGCTGAGTCAGTTGGGACTCTGAGGGGACGTCGGCCTTCTCGACCGGGCGCGGTGGAAGCTCGCGGTCACCCTTGCGGGGCTCCCCGGGACGCAGAGTCCCCTCGCGAACGACCACAGGACCGTCGCCATCCTCGACCCTGTCAGCCAGGGCCCGAATGCGGTCGGTCTCCAGATCGGCTGCCCTGCGACGTTCCACGTCACTGGCGTCGGTGGAGTAGCCCTCAGTCTGGACGGCGCCCGCCCGACGTCGGATCTGGATAGCGGCGGCCCGCCGTGAAATACGACCCTCGTCGGCTGCCTTTGCCAACTCCTCGGGTGGCGCGCTGTACGCCTCCTTCTGCGTCAGCTGCTTGGGGGCTGCTGCCTTCTTGGTGGGCGCGGCTTTCTTGACCGGTGCCGCTGAAGGCGCACTAGTCTCACCATCCCGACCTAGTACCCGATAGGGGATTCCGGCGTCGTCGAGCTTCTTCGCGATTGCCGGGGACGGCTGCTCAGGGAACACGACCTCTGCGATGTCGTCCTTGGTGACGCCGCCATGGATCTGTGCCTCGACGTAATGTGACCGCGTCCAGTCTGGGCTGTCCATTGCGTCGAGCTTGTTGATGCCGAGCGAGTCGGCTGAAGGGTTGTCCACTGGAGACGGTCGCACGAAGGGAAGCTCGTCGAGACTGTCGCCCACCGAGGCCGTCGTCCGAGACCGAACGTCTGGCTTCAGGATGACCTGCACCCGTCCATACGGACTTAGTGAATCTTCCTGACCCTCGCGCTGCGAGATGCCCGAGATCTTCCGTCCCCCTGGTAGCGCCGGCTCGACGCCGTTGACGGCCACGTAGCCGTACACCGGCCGCTTGTCCGGTGCTGTGTCGACCGGAGTACCCAGGACGTGTTCACCAAGACGACGACGCTCAGGGCTGGAGTCCAGACCTGGAGCCCGACGTGCGCCCCGGTCGAACTGCGTCTTGAAGCGACCGTTCGACAGGATGTCGTCCAGGGCGTCCTCGTCCCGCACCCGGACTGCAATGGGCTTGTCGGCGAACTTCTCCTTCAGTCGTGCTGCCACCTTCGCCCGGTACGCGGCCGGCGTATCGCCGGCTGCCTTGGCATCCTTGTCGAGACGGCGACGGATCTGTGTCTCCTGGGCGACGTGCTCAACGAACGCCGGTTCACGCTTGTGAACGTCGTCCAGCCACTCGGCGTCCTCCTTGCCCAGGTTGCCCGACGTTGCGACCCGTCCGTGCCGATCCTGCACTGTGGCGTAGATCTGCGGGTCCTGGCGGATGAGCCGGCGAACGCGGGCCTGGTCCTCGCGACTCAGGTCGGTAGATGGACCGCCGGCTGGGACTGCACGAACTGCTTGCGGGGCCGCAGGTGCAGCGGCCTTCATTGGAGCAGCGGGTGCTCCGCCCTCCGGCTCACGGATGCCCTTGATGATCCGGTCGATCCGCGTGTCCCGGTCCATGCTGCTTAGGACTGGGATACTGGCCGCATCGGCGATGTCCTCCAGCTTCTGGTCAGACAGCCGGTCCAGGAACTGCTTAGCGTCATCAGGGGAGTCGGCCGTGTAGACCCGGTCCACCTGGTCCAGGTTGGCGGGACGTCCATGGGCGGCCGACCACTTGAATCGCACGTTGTCCCGAGCCTTGCCCCAGTTGGACTTGGGGTTCGCAACAGTAGCTGGCGGCTCGAACCGAGGTGTGCTCGAACCGCTGCCGTCCTTCGGCAGTGCGTTGCGACCAATGCCTGCGAACTCTGGCTTTGCTGGTACTTCGCCGGCCTGGTGCTGGCGGTACCTGTCCATACGCCAGGTACGGATTTCCTTGCTGAGGGCGTCGTTGTTGCCCGCCTCAGGGTCGAGCTTCCACATGCTGTAGGCGCCGTCGCGGCTCTCGTGGTACCGGCGCAGGATCTTGCGGATCTTGTCACTGGCGCGCGGCTCACCGTCGGAGATCTCCCGGAACGCCTCCGCCAACTGCTCCACGGCCGACTTGCGCTCATCACCGTCGTTGACCGACTCGGGGCGACGAGCCAACGGGATCCGGTTCAGATCCTCGATCAGCTTCCGGGCGAGCGGAGGTGTGTCCTCGGGCAGGTCCGGCACCGGCCGCTCAGGGGCATCCATCTTGGACAGAGCCTCGTCGTACAGCTCCCGGATCGCCGGGTCTTGCTCCTCCAGCCGCATCAGGCGCAGTTCGTCAACAGCCCTCTGGCTGGCCTCAGGGTCGCGTGAGTTGGGGCCGCTGTAGTCAGCCCGCATGTCCATGACCTTGTTGGCGGAGCCGTTGCGGCCCCTGTGGGCCAACCGCTGAGCCAGCTTCATGGCCGGGGAGTCCCCGTGCATGATGCCGCCATCGCCGGTGGAGTCACGGGTGAGCTTCACGCTGTCCCGGGTGAGCTTCTCGCTTTCGTCAACCGGTCGACCAGCTAGCCGACGGAGGTCCTCAGCGTCCTGCGCCTCAAGCCGGTCCATCTCGGCTTGGACGTCCGCCTCTTCCAGCATTCCATCGCCGTTACCGAGCAGGTACTGGCGAGCACGCTGAGTTTCCGGTGCCTGGAGGTCGGCAGCAGTCGCCTTCTTGGCTGCGGCCCGAGTGATCTTGACTGGACGCTCAGGGGCAGCAGGTGTCGCCTTCGGCCGCTCGAAGTTGAGGGTACGGAGGATGGTGTCGTTGAGGTCCTCGTCCTTGACCGCAGTCATGTTGCTCATACCCAGGCGCGAGCCGACACGACGCCTCTGCTCGGGAGTGAGGCCGTCGAGCCACCCCGGAATGCGGTATCCAGTGCCAGCTTGGCCACTCCTACTGATGCGCTCAGCAACGGCATCAGCGTCACGGTCGGCCTTGTTGCGAGGCTTAGGAACGGCCTCGCTGATCCTCTTCCGTGTCTTTTCCTGGAGACCGGCCGCCGACTTGAGCTTTAGTCCAGCCTCGTTGACGTGGGGCGTTTCCCGGTCGTAGCCAGCCTGACCCTCGGCCTCAAATGCGCGACCCCGACGGGCGATGGCTGCGTCCAGGGCTTCGCGTAGTTCACTGACGCTCTGTCCAGGCGGGGGCTCGTAGCCTCGTTGCCCCGGCTCGAACTCGCCCATGGTCGTGGTGTCACGACCCTCCATCCAGTCCTTGGCCTGCTGGAGAGTCGGGAATGAGGCCTTGCCGCCCATGTCAGCCTTGTAGGCCTTGTAGGAGTGCTTGGGGTTGTCCTCATCCGGTGGGAACTCGGTAATGTAGCCCAGATCCGAATTCCGATAGAACGTGATGTCCTTGATGAACCCCTCGCCGGGCTCAACTGACCATTCAACTTCCTTGGCGGCCGGAGCCGCCTTCTTGGCACGACCAGTTGCCTTGGTTGGCGGGGCGCTGATCCGCTGAGAGGGCTTGCGCAGGACCTTGAGCTTGTCCCGCAGTGCGGCCCACCGGCTGCCCTCGGCAACCAGTGCAGCCTCTTCACGGTCGCGCTGGGCCCAGTACTCAGGCGGCTGTGGAACGAGCCGACTGTCGCGGTCCTCGCCGAGCTGCCGCAGGATCATGGCCCGGTAGAACGGGCTCGCGGCACCGTTGACGTACTGATCAATGTCGCGAGCGATGTCGCGAGGGCTGACGCCCTCATCGAGTTGCTTCTGGTAACCCTCCAGTCGAGCCTTGTCCCGAGGCGTGAAGTCCTTCTGGCCATCGGTCATCTCGTCCAGGTCGAAGGTCCTAATAGGAGCTTCCACGGCCGGCAGCGGTGTGGCCTTCTTGGCTGGCACTTCCTTCTGCGGCAGGACGCGGGCCAACTGGCCCTCGGTACTGGTGTCCGCCTTCTTGGCCGCCGCAATGTCCCGACGAGCCTGGGCCACGGTCCGCTTGTCGCCAGGCGCCTCGGCAATGATCTTGCCGCGGTTCAAGATGACATACTGGTCCTTGGCGCCCTCCGCCGGGCAACCAACACACTGGCTGCCGCGAGGCACGTGGATGGCGTCGTAGCCACGAGCCATGGCGTAGCGGCCGATGTCGTTACCCAGCAGCTGCATCTCTGGACTGTCTTCATCCAGCGTTGCGACGTAGGCGTTGTGCTCCTCGATCAGGTCCGGCAGCTCGGCGATCTTGGCGTCCTTCGCCAGACCGTATCGGGCCACTGCGCCCTCGGTCAGGTCGCTGTACCCGGTGGCGTGCTGCTTGTTCTTCGTCATGTAGGTGCCGTTGCCGAAGGAGCCGTTACCCATGTGGTAGCGGCCCTCACGGAACTCGTCATGCACCTCAGAGGCGGGCTTGCCTTTGAACTGCTCACCAAAGCCGCCATCGCGGCCGGCGGTGTCGATTCCCCGGTAGAGGATCGTGCCCATGTCCTTGCGACGGGCCTCGAACTCGTCCCGGCTGACTACCTCCGGTAGAGCGTCGAATCCTTGACGCTCGGCCAGCTTCTCGCCCAGCAGGTCCCCACCGCGGTCGGTCTCAAGCTCCTTCGTGAGGCCACTACCCCAGCCGGCGCGGCGACGGAAGTGTGGATCGGCGATGGCTGAGTCCACGATGGAGCGAGCGGTACCCGCGCCCTCGGTGAGGTCCTTTGTCTCCACCTTTTTGGCCCGCAGGTCAGCCTTACGGGCGGCGTCAGCGTCGGCAAAGTGCTGAATGATCGCGGCGTGGATCGCCTTCTTGTCCGACTGGGCCAGTCCCTTGATCCCGAGGCCATTGCGCCCGGCCAGACTGCGCCAGGTCGCTACCGGAAGGTCGCGGTACTGGGCCCGGCCAGTTTGGGCCTGCTTCAGCTGCTTCTCGACGTTGTCCAGGACCCGCTGCCGAGCCGCCGGACCGTGAGCGTCGACCAGAGCCTGCCGAAGGTTGGTCGGGTTGACGATGCCGTCGACAACAACGGCAACACTGCGATTCTGGGCCTCGATCTCAGTCCGGTTCTTGATGCGGTCGGCGTCCTGCTTCGCGTGGAGCCGATCCATGCGGGCCTTCTGGGCCGGGATGGCACGAACTAGGGCCGCCTTGCCGTCGTCGGTCAGGATTGACTCGCGCTTGCCGCCACGCACCCGCGTCTTGACCAGACCGAGCTTCCGGAGCTGAGGTGGAATCGGGTCTGCATCCCGTAGTACCTCGCCACCGTCAGGGTTTTCCTGGTGGTTGCGCATGAGCCAGTGCTCGTCCTTCATGGACAAGCCTGGCGTGCTGGGAACGAAGTCCCTTTTGGCCTGAGACTGGACGGCGGGCGCTGCCTTCTTGGCCGCCGCCCGAGTCACCTTGGTCGGAGTCGGGGCCTCAGTTTCGCCACGGTCATGCTTGGCGAGGGCCTCTTCCAGATCCTTCCGGGTCATCCGGCTGCGGCCAGCGATCCCGGCCTTCGACGCCCGGTCCCGAAGCTCGGCCAGTGGGGTCTGCTTCGCTGCTGCGGGAGCAGTCTTCTTCGCTACCCGTGCTTCGTCCCGCTCCAGGAGCGCGGTGTCGCGTGCCTTGAGTCGGTCCCGCTCCCATTTGTCGATCTCGGCCTTGCGGCCCTCGTACAGGCTCTGCCAGCCCTGGTACTTGGTGTCCTTGCCGCCGGGGCCAAAGATCCAGCCACCCACTCTGCCCTTGTAGTCGTGCTCAGCACCCCAGGCCTTGGCCCGAGCGATCGGGTCCTTGATGGGGCCACGCGGGATCCGTGCAGCAGCTGGTGCCGCGACCTCCGGCTCCTCGACCGGAGCGAAGCCGTTGTTGATTTTCTCCTTGATCTGATCCACGTTGGACCGGTCCTGGCCACGGACACCCAGGTCCCGCGCCAGTTCCCGGGCCTCAGACTGGGACAGCTCCAACGAGTCCAGGTAGTCCTGGCGCTCCTTGGTGGTCTTGCGCTCCAGTAGTGCCTTGCGAGCACGGGTCGGGATGACGTGACCAGCGACTGCCCGGTCCGGGTGCTTGGGCGTGAAGTGGCGCACGATTTTGGCCTGGACACCGGCCTCGTCGTCGCGGCCGGCGCTGACGATTCCCAGCTGCTTGGCCAGGACGCGCCACTGCGTCTTGTTCATGGGGCCCAGGTCGTCAAGGACCTTTTGGCGGGCCTCAGGAGTGGTAGCTGCGCTCAGGTCCTTGCGGATCTGGGCCGGGTTCTTTGGCCGAGTGACCCGACGTGCCCGTGGAGCGGGACCAGCAGGCGCCGCTTCCTCTCCCCCTTCACCCTTAGACATGCGGATGACGTCGCCACGACCCAGGGCGTCGATGGGCTTGCCCTGACGGTCCAGCAGCGTGCGGCCGACAACCTCGCCAACAGTGTGCTGTTCCCGGTCTTCGCCCATGACCACATCGCCAGGGCGGATGTCCCGGCGAGACACAACGTCCGGACCGGTCTCCAGCTCGTCGGCCAACTGGCGCGACTCAGGGGTGTCCAACCCCCGTAGCTGCTGAACAGCCGCAGCCTTGGTGATCTTCTTGGCGCTTAGGTCATTGAGTACGGTGTCGTTTTCGTTGAGCTGTGCGGCCGGGGCACGGGCAGGGGCGGCCTTCTTGGCCGAGGTGCGACCCTCCCGCTCCATGATGAAGGTCTGCTGGCTCGGCAGACCTATCCCGCCGACCGCGTTGTTGGCATTATCGACCCGAACCTCGTTGCCGTCGTCATCATGACCAACAACAACCTTGAGCCGGTTACCAACCTGCTCGACCCGGTCAACGGTGATGGGCTTACTGCCACCCTGCCTGACTGCCGGCCGCCAGCGTCCATCCTCGGCTGGGGCGACAAGAACCCGGTCACCCTTGAGTAGCTTCCCGTTCGGGATCTTGCCATTGTCTCGGACTCGGCCCTCACGAGAAGGCGCTGCCACAGTTGGGGCCGCCGCCTTGGCTGCCCGCAGGCGTGGAGCCTCGACACCTTCACCACCCGCCGCGGTGCGGGCCTCCAGTCGACGCAGCAGTGAAGCCTTGTAGTCCTCGTCGGTCAGTCCCATGGCGCCCGGGACCTTGATGGAGGCGCTGTCCTCCAGCTCCTTGCGGTCGGTCGGCAGTCCCAGAGCCTTGAGCCGGTCGTCCACTTCCGCGGCCGTACGCCGCGGGGCCGCGGCCTCGGTTAGCGCCTCGCCGAGATTGGCCTTTTTAGCTGGCGCCGCCTTCTTGGCTCCCTTGGTCGCCTTAGTCGCCTTGGCCGGAGCTGCCTTGGCTGGAGCCGGGCGACCGGCATCGCGGGCACGGATCTTGTCGGCCAGCTTCTGAAGCTGGTCGATCCGATTCTTCTCCCGGTCGTGAGTGCGAGCCTTGCCGCGCCAGTAGCTTTCGGGAAGGTCGACCCCATCCCGGCCCCAGTCTCCATTGAGGATGGTGTTCTGGGTCCGCATGTCCCCGACGAAACGCTCCAGCATGTCGGCAACCTGCGTCGGCGACGATCCTGTGTTCAGTCGGGCCTGGGCCACGTCGGAGTACGCGGCCAGGTCGGCCATGTTGATGCGCCCGTCGCGAGCTAACTGCCGAACGTCCACATGGTCCGGACCGCCAGGACCGAAGCGCTCGTTGGCCTCGCTGTCCTTACGTAGACCCTTGGCCTCGCGGGTCATGGTGCGCAGCTGCCGACGTTCGGCTCGCTTGGCCTGATCGTCTACATCATGAAGGGCGATGTAGCGCATCAGGTCGGTGAGCTTCTCGTCCTGGTCCTTACCTTCGATCTGGATACCCAGGGTGTCGGCCGCCTTGCGCAGGTTCTCCGGCGCCAGGGCATCGCGCTGGTCATCGGTGAGCTTGTCTTGGGAGACCTTCTTCGGCGGGGCCGCCTTCAGGGCCTTGGCTGCTGCCCGCTTGATGATGGGACGCTGCGGACGAGGCGCTTCGGAAGTTTCTGGAGCCCGATCCCGGTCATGGACCGTGCCCGACACCTTGACCCGCTCGATGGCCCGGTACATCCCGGCTACATCGTTGATCATTCGCTTGCGCTGGGCGGCCTCAGCCGGAGTCAGGTCCTTCTCCCGCTGACCGGTCAGGTCGCGATAGTCGGCTTCCTTGCGACGACGGCTGATCCGGGCACGAAGGTGCTGGAGCGCGTCGGACTTGGACACCTCGCCGTCGCCAACGGCCTGCACCAGCTGGTCAGGGGTCAGCCTGGTGATACCTTCCCGGTCGAGCTGGGGGACGGTCACCTCAGGAGCGGCGGCCGCGGCCTTAGCTGGGCGCAGACGTGGGGCGTCCTCCGCCAGCTCACGTTCGAAGCCGCCGACCTCCATGCGTCGGAGGAACTCGGCCTTGTACTGATCGCTGGTCATCCGGGATTCGCCCGGGATCTTGCCCGAGGCGATGCCCTTCAGTGCGGCACGTGAGGTTGGTAGACCTAGAGCCTTGAGCCGGTTGTTGACGTCAACCGGAGACCCGGCCTCAACGGAGCCCTCACTGCGACGGGTAACGATCTGCTGCTTCAGTGCTTCCTTGTTGAATCGGCGCGGACTCTGGACACCCTCCTTTTGAGCAGCATCCAGCAGTTGGGCGTAGGTCTTTCCTTCCAGGTCCGCGTCACGGTCCGATGTGGAGGGAGCCGCTGCCTTTGCTGCCTTAGCCACCTTGGCAGGTGCTGCTGCCTTGGCCACCTTGGCAGGTACCTTGACGCCGCCCTCAGGCTCCAGGATGAAGGTCTGAGAGGCGCTCGGGTGCAGCTCGACCTGGTCACCGTCATCGTTCCTGAGGGTCAGGGCAACAGCCCGGGGCCGGCTGCTGACGCCTTGGCCAACGACCTCGAACGGGGTGACGTTGGTTTTGCGTGTGGTCGGGCGCCACTTTCCATCGGCACCCTTCTCCAGCAGGACCCGAACGCCAGGCTGTAGTCGACGGGCGGTGAGCTTGCCCTCGGCGGTGCCGGCCGCCTTCTCGACCGCGGGTGCAGCCTTCTTGGCTACGGCAGCCGGCTTTGGAGCCGGTGTCTCAGGGAACCCCTTCTTGGCCTCGGCCTCCGCGGCCTTGCGAGCAGCGCCAGGCGTGGGGTAGGCACCACCCACCGGCTCGCTCAGTGTGCTCTTCCGATCGGTCCGGACGACCTGGAAGCCTGTCTGTCCTGGCCGCCTGCGGATCTCGTACTTGACGTCAGGGTCGTTAGTGTCGACCGCGATCTTGCCGGCCGAAATCGGCGACAGGAACTCGGCCATCGCGTCACGCCAAGCGGCGTGGGTGGTGCGACTCGGCTCCTCGGCCACGATCTCGGCGACTCGTGCCCGGATCAGTTTCTGCGCTGGCTCCGGGAAGTCCTCGAACAGCTTGTTGTCATTGCGGGTGGAGGGCCGTTGCCCCACTGCACGTGCTGCCTTGACTGGTGCTGCCTTAGCCGCCTTGGCTGGCGCAGCCTTCTTGGCCGCAGGTGCTGACTCGTCACCCAGCCACACTGCGGTGTTGGGGAAGCCGGCAAGCCAAGAGCCATCGTCACGAGTGATCTTGATACGGTTGCCGTCGCGCTCGACCTTGGTGACCTTGCGCGGGATCCCGAGTTTGGACTTGTCGGAGCCGGAGCCTCCGCGGACGACGTCGCCGACCTCCACGTTGGTCATGCTCTTGCGCTGGGTGCCGTTCGCCAACGGCGGTAGGAGCTTGGCAGCTGGAGCAGCCGCGCTGATCTTCTTGACCGGGGCAGCCTTGGCGGGAGCAGCCTTCTTGACCGCGGGTGGCCTACGACCCATGGCGATGTAGACCTGATCGATGTCCTTCTTTTGCTCAAGCGGGCTCAGCTCAGCGAACGGCTTGTCCAGCTCTCCGCCCTTGACCCAGTCCTCTTCGCCATGCCGCGACAGCCACGCGGCGTGGACTGCCTCACCCACCTCCAGGCGGGTCTTCTCGTCGGTCAGGTCGACCGTGCCGCCGTGCTTCTCCAGAATGTCCTCAACGACCTTGGCCGCGTCCCGGTTCTCTTGCTTCCAGTCATCGGGTAGCTCTGCGTAGGGCGTGTTGTAGATGTCGACCTGATCGGTGCCGTGCGCCTCAATCCACGCCTTGTCCGTCGTGGGCTTGAGTCGCTCCGGCGGACCTTCGCGGCCTTCCTTGCCGGCGGCGCGCTCCTCCATCCACTGCTGCTCGAACGTCTTACGCCAGCCCTCTTGAAGCCGGGCCGCTTTCGTCTCGACGCGACGTGCACGGGCACGTTCAGCTGGAGTCGACCTCGAAGCGACAGCCTTGGCGGGAGCGGCCTTCTTGGCTGGAGTCTCCGGTGTGGGCTCCCTAACCGCAGGCGCTTCAGTTGCGGCTGGGGTGGCCTTAGCTGGGGTGGCCTTCTTTGTGCCGCCGGGTGGTGCAACGCGCCAGGGGATTCCAGCCTTCTCCAGCGCGGCAATCGTGGCCGGTTCAGGCTCGCGAGGGAACAGGACCTCTTCGATGTCATCGTTGCTGACGCCATCGTGGATCTGTGCCTCAACGTAGGTCAATTGCTGGAACTGTGGGTCACCAAGGTCGTTGTACTTGGCCGCCGCCGGCTGAGCCGCACGGTAGTCGGGATTGTCGATCGGCATGGGGGTGAGTTCCTTGCGCCGATCCAGTGAGTCACCAGCGGAAACCGTCGTACGTGGACGGACGCTGTCCTTGAGGACAACCCGGATGTCGCCGTACTGGTCCAGCTTCCCTTCGCTGTGCTCACCGTCTAGTCCGCGCGGTGCCACATATCCATAGATAGGCCTGCGTTCAGCAGGAAGGTCCTTGGGGAGGCCAAACGCCATTTCTTCGAAGTCTGCACGCAGGGCCTTGTCGACGTATCCGCCGTCACTTGTTCCAGTCTCGTGCTGAGTCTTCATGCGACCGCTGGCGAGAATGTCCCGAAGGCTTGACTCACTGCTGCGGCGAACGACGATCGGCTTGCCTGGGGCCGTAGCTCGGCGAATGGCCTTTGTGGCCTTCTCCTGCATCTCGGGCGTCGCGCCCGCGTACTGGTCGACCCACGTCTTCCGGTCGTTAACTTGTTCCTTCACCAGGTGGTTGTAAATTCCCCGGTGCTCCTCGAAGAACTTCTTCAGTTCAGGAACCCGACCAAAGAGCAATTGGGCATGCAGGTTGTCGTCGAACTCGTCGCCAATAATCACCGGCGGCCGTTCAATGCGGATCAGTTCACGCATCTTGTCGATCTCGGCCTGGGGCACGCCCTGCTCGGCTGCGATCCTGTCAAGATCGAAGGCGGGTGCAGTGCCCGCCTTACGTGGCGCCGGAGCCGCCTTGGCCGCCTTCGCCGGCTCGGGTGCGGGAGCCTTCTCCGCGGCCGGTAGGGACTTCGTGGGCGTCTTCTTCGGCGACTTGACCGGGGTGGGCTTCTGGGGGCCCGCCTCTGCCAACTCGTCCGCGACGCCGTCAAGTTCGTCAGCCTCGCTCAGGCTAATGTCACGCAGCTCGGTCTCGCTGCGATCTCCCTGATCGTCCAGGTCCCCCAGTGCCAGGCCGTTTTCGCGTAGGTCCTTCGCCCGGACGCGGAGCCGGTCGATGACAGCGTCACGATCCTTACCGGCCGACAGGTCCCGCTTGGCTCCGGCAATCGCCTCGTCGCCGGCCACAGTGCTGGTCCGGGCACCGCCGAGGGTGTCCAGGTCGACCCGGCGCTGCTCCTCGCGCTCCTTGCTCTGCGCGATCATGCGCCGTTCGACGTCGGCGTCTGGTGCCGCAGGAGCTTCAGCTGGGGCAGTCTTCTTGGCTGCGGCCCTGGTCTCCAGGCGCTCACGGGCGACAGCTACTTCCGGTGCCTCGGGAGCGGCAGCCTTCTTGGCTGGCGCGGCCTTGGCCGCCTTCGCTGGAGCTGGGGCCTCAGGAGCCTCGGCGGGAGTCGCCTTGGCGGGCGCGGCCTTGGCTGCCTTCTTCGCTGCCTTCTTGGCGGGAGCTGGCGCCTCTGGGGCGCCTCCCTCCGCCTCCTGCTTAATCTGTCGCGCCTGCGACTGGATCCGGGTCTCGTCGTCGTTGCGCGGGTAGCCCGGTTCCTTGCTCAGTTCCGCATCTCGCCGGACGACCGCCTTCTTCTGGACATCGGTCATGTCGGCAATGGAGTCAGGTGCGCGCTTGACAGCCCGCTTCTTTGGAGTCGGGGCCGCAGCAGCAGGAGTTGTCCCGGCACCAGGCTGCTGGTCCATGAGCTGCTTGATCAGCTGCTGGTTCAGCTTGATCTGCTCCAATTGCGACTTGGTCAGTTGCTCCTGGGCGCGCATGACGCGCTCCTGCTGCCGGTCAACGATGGCCTGCTGGGCGGCAACCCGCTTCTGCTCCTGCTCAAGTCGAGCCTCTTCTGGGCTCAGGACCTGCTTGGACGGGCGAGGTGTGATCTTCTCCCGGGGGGCGATTTCCTCGCCGGGCTGCACGACCTTGCCCGCGCCGAGAGGGACCTCTCCCCCGGACTCCTCGATCGCCTTGGCTGGGCTCGGGCCAGGTGGGCCGGCAGGCGCAACAGGAGCTGGCGTATGAGCCGGAAGTCCCTGCTCGCCAGGGGCTGGCGTACCCGACGGGGGCAGCGGCTTCGGGATCGGCTGCCCGTCAGCGTCCAAGCCCCGCTTGGCCAGCTCCTCGGGAGTGGCCTCAATGGCCGGAGACTTCTCGCTCTCGGGAAGTTCGGCGCCCAGGCTCCGGGGAGCAACACCACTACCCTGCCTTGGCATGGCCGTGGCGTAGATGTAGGTACCGCCGTGCCCGTCCTTCTCCACCTTCATGATCTGAAGGGGCTGATCCTTGTCCAGGATGACCGACGTGAAGCCATCGCCAACAACGACGGCGTCAGTGCCGCGAGGGGCCAGGATCGACCAGGTGACATGGGGACCTGTGGTCTGGCGGGGTGAGCCGAGGTTGGTGGCCGAGAACGCTTTGTTGCTGACGAGCTTGCCGGTCCACTCCTCGATCTCGTCCATGCGCTCAGGAGGTAGGCCAAACTGCTGACCGTCGCCAACCCAGGTGAGGAGCATGTCCGCCGGCAGCGGCTCCATCATCGCGCTGATGTCGTTGATCTCGTCAGCGGGACCTTCGACCTTGCCCTTGGCGCCCTTGTCCTTGGGGTCATAGCCGGCCCACATGGACTGGGTGATGCTGTCGTAGCCCTCAGGCGTGTAGAACTTTGTGATCGACTCGTTCTGCCGCTGCGTACGGGGCTTTGTCTTTACCGCCCGCAGGTAATTGCCGGCGTGCTTATCGGACCTGAACTCAGCGGCATCGAAATGCTTCAGAATTCGGTCGACGATACCCATAGCGCGAGCACCAAGGCGCCAGCTATTCCGGAACCGACCGTGGCTGTCCCTTGGGTGCAGCTCGGCTTTCCAGTTCGCTACGTCGACTGCAAAGTCCGACGAACTGTCCCACGGGTCGACGGCCACTTGTAGTGACCCCTTCTACTATTCGCTGTTGTCAGTGACCTCTTTAAAGCGATTGCCATACTGGGCGTATAGCTCTCCCTCGGGAGTTATTTTGATTCCGGTAGCGCTGCCAGGCACATAGTCCTCTTCGGTGTCGCCACCCATTAGAACAAACTGGGCCAGTGCAAAGCTACGTTCATCCAGCTCGCGCGCCTCATCGAGGCGCGCGAGCCGTGCCATACGGGCGGCAATTTCGCTGTCGGGAAGACTCATGCAATTACCGGTCGCTGTTTTGGGCGAAAATCGGGTCACCCGACTTGGCGTACTGGTCCAACTGGGTCCGTTCCTCGTCCAACGAGGCCAGCATGGAGGCCCGACGGTCCTGGTTGTGACGCTCCAGGTCCTCATCGATTTCCTTCCACCGCTCCAGTCGGGCGGCCAGCTCGTTGCCGTCATCCATCACGTCGTCGGCCGGGAACTCCGGAACCTCGGTTTCGCTCTCCATGCTGAACTCACCTTCACTGGTGTCCTCGTCCTCCAGGCCAACGACGCCAACGGCCATGAGGCTGAATGCACGGTTCTCCTGCTCCCGGTACACCGGGAATCCAGGGTTGTTCACGGCGAGAGCTGCGATCAGCTCCAGGTTGCCGTTAACGCTGCGCCAGTCACCCGACAGGGCGGCGGCGCGGAACTCGGCCACCTTCTCTGGGGTCATCGTCGTGGTGAGGGCGCCATTGATCCAGATGCCGTGCCGGTCCTCACCGACGTTCACGACGGCCGCGGCCCAGCCGGTGTTGTCGTAGTGCTCGCGGCTGGGCATGATGCCCCACCGCTCGTTGGCATGACCGGTACCCAGGGTGATCTTGCCGATGGGGGCCGAGCTGCCGTCGTCGCAGACCACAGTGCCGACGCGGAACAGCTGGTAGTTGGTCCTGGTCTTCGGGGCCATGACGCACTGGGTGCCAATGCCGACGTGGCAGACCTTCCACTGGGCCAAGTGGCCGAAGACGTGACCGTCCTCGTCGATAGTCAACCGGGTCGGACCCTTGAGGCCAGGATCGGCGAACCAGCCAGCCGGCGGAGCTAACGGAGCCGCGCCTGCCATCAGGGACGGTCGACTGGGCATGCTCGGCATGCTGGGCATTCCTCCTCCGTAGGCCATCTCGCCGGCATCGTCAGACGTCTCGACGCCGTACTTCTTGAGCGCGGTCTGAATCCGGCCCTTGATTTCCTTGAGCTGTTCGGGGGTGTACTTGGCCGCATTCTTGGCCACGTTGATGTAGCTCCACGCGGCCCGGCAATGCGCTTCCGTGTCCAACGGGTAGCGCTTCTTGCCATCGTCCTGGTAGCCAGGGTCGGCGTACTTCACGTCGCCGTACGGTTCCTTGTCAGCCATGTCCTTTATCCCTGCCGCTCAGTAGCCGCACTTGGCACAGAAGCCGTCGTCATTCATGTGGCACCCGTCAGCCCCATACGGGTCCTTTTCTTCGTTCATGCTCCGCACGACATCGGCCGGTGGAGTTGGTCCGAATGTAATGGTCACATTCTGGACCGGAGCTGAGTAGCCCCCGATGGTGAAAGTGTTCGTGCCTGTTTCTACTGCCGATAGCGACATAACTCCTCCTTGCTCCTCCAACTCGGCGATGCGGTCAGTGCAGCCGCAGTCTTCGTCGGTCTCAATAGACGCCTGATCCTGACGAAGACCTTCTTGGAACGGTGACGTCAGGTTGGGATCGTTGAACGCCCCAGCCATCGCCCCGTACAGCTCGTTGATGACCGGGATCATCTGCTGCTTGTCTGCGTCCGGGATGTTCGGCAGACCGCCATGGGCACCGGAGAGCAACGCCGCCGCGGAGTAGACGGCGTGATAGATCAGGTACAGCTGGCCGTTGATGACGTCGGCCAGTGGGAGCCGGAAGGAGTCCTGAGCCAGAGAGTCACCGGCCTGGTTGCCGTTGCGCCACAGAAAGGCCGAGGCGTACCGATCCAAACTGGGCTCGCGGCTGCCGATGCCGGCCCAGTAGGCGATCCGCTTCACGGCGTCGTCGGCGTCGAACTTGTACTCGCGCGGGGCCAGTGGCCACTGCTTCCACGAGTCCGCATTGACGTCGAAGTGGTAACCCCAGTCCTCGGTGTCGATGCCAGCGGAGGCGAGGATGGTGCGCTCATCGTCGTTGTCGACCGACATGTGCACCTGATGGAAGGCGGGCATCGGGACCAGTGTCACGCCGATGACGTTGTACTCCTTGAACAGTCCGGCCTTCTTCTCCGGGCGCAGCGGGTGCTTCACCGCTTCAACCGTGAAGTCCCGATCCAGGTCCACCGACGGTCCCATGACCTTCTGCTGGAGCATGTAGATCGCCTTCGGGACCTCGGGCACCTGCTCGGGGTCCAGGAACACGCCCTCACCCCAGTAGCCGCCGGGACCGTCAAAGACCCGGTCGACGCGACCCACCACTGTGGCCCCGTCGTGGCCCCCAGAGGAGAACCGGGCTAACAGCGGAAAGGGGGTGGGGCGGTGGGTGAGCTTCCCGGCCGCGAACATCCGACCGTCACCGGTAGGCACCTCGGTCGGGGCTAATAAACCCCTCCATTTGACCGTCATCTCATGCCTTCCGAATGATCAAATCGCAGCGGCAGTTGCAAACCAAATCCGGCGGAGCCGTGGGATCGCCGGGATAGAGCATTTCAACGCCACCGACAATGAATGGCTGGCCTAGCGACTTCAGGTCGTGGTTAACTTCGCGATGTGCGGTGCGCTCCTTGCCGTCCATCGTCGTCAGCCACTCCTTGACCAGGGAATCATTGCCATTCTTCTGGACCAGTAGACCATGCGCCAGAGCGGACGCATTCCGGTTCCTTGTCGTCTCAGTAATGGCAATCAGGCGGGCTCGACCATCCCAGTTCTCGGAGCCGGTGTAGGTCAGGACGCTATCCACGCGTTCAGCGATCTGAGCCGTGGATTCGCCGGCATTGGTGCCCTCGAAGATTTCCTTCACAATCTTGGCGTGCGTCTCGTCCGGAATCCGGACCAATAGGTTGTTGGTCATTGCTAAATTGGCCTGGATGTACGGGTCATTCGGGTCGTACTCGCCGGGGAGGTGGGCCGCCGCCCACCCCTCGCGCAAAGCCGGCGTCAACGCCTCCAGGATCTTGTCGACCTGGGCCTGCCACAACGGCACAGTGGCGTAGATGGCGGTCGGGTCCGGCACCGCCTGGAACGACTTCCAAGGCGACATGACCACTTCACGGGCGCGACCGAGCCACCGCTTCAGCCCGTCCTTGGCTGCACGGTAGACAGACTCCTCGGCGTCCCTACTAGCCATGGATGAGACCGTCAGCCTGCAATGTAGACAGAAGGTTCGGCGGGTCGTGGGCGATGCCGCGGGTCAGCAGGATCGTGCAGTACTTCGTCAGACTCGTTCGCAGTCGCTCGGTGTCGAAGTCCTCGCTGACGAACTTGGTCATCGCCTCCAACTGGTCCCAGGCACCGTTGAGTAGCCGATTGGCGTGGGCTGTGTCCTGGACCTGGATCCGGGTGTGCAACTCAAAGGGCGGCACATCGGGCCACCGGTCCCGGTTGTGACGGTCGAGCAGTCGCTTGCCGGCCAGCTCCAGTCCACGTCGGACGGTAGCTTCGGCCAGGACAACCACGCCCATCTCCTCCAGCCGGCGCGCATTGGCCGAGGCCTGAATGCCGGTGGGCGGGCCGGTCCCGTTCGTCCCGACCGGGCCCTTGGGCGGCATGCTGGGGTTGTTCTCCGTCATCGGGATCGGCGGCGGTAGCGTCGACTGGATGCCGGTGGGCGGGGGCGGGGGCGGGGGCGGCCCACTGCCCCCGCCCGGAGAAATGCTTCCGGGGGTCGGGGCGATCATCGTACTTTGTGGGAGTTGGTCCTCGCTGATGCCGGCCAGTTCGCGAGCGGCCTGGTTCTGGATCAGCTGCGGGTCACGCAGGATGACCTCGCGGATGAAGCGCATGGCGCGCTCCAGGTCCGTGGGCTTGTCGTTTTCGCTGAAGGAGCCGGCCTCCCGGACCGCCTCGGCCCCGATGATTTCCTTCTCGTAGAGGTTCAGTGCGTCCTGGAGCCTTTGTGGACGGACGACCAACGGGTTCACGTCGAACGAGTAGGTGTACTTACTGGGGTCCTTGCCCATCAACTCCAGGGCCGGATACAGGTAGGCCTTGGTCAGAGCGTCACAGATTCGGTTCATCAACGGTTCGATGTGAACCTTGATGCCCTGACCTTCGATCAGGTAGCCGTTCCAGTGGTTCTCTCCGCCGGTTCCACTGAGGACCTCCGCCGGCATATCCATACCGACACCCAGGCGCTCGATGGCTTCCTTGCGTAGCTCGACGGCTTGTTTGCTCAGTTCGGACTCGAACGTGATGAGCTTCCAGCCCTCGGCGTTGTCAGACTCCACAATGTGTGGCAGTACGCCCAGGGCCGAGCCCTCACCTCGCAGGCTGGCCGCCCCCGCGGTGGCCAGCCTGACCATCAGCGAGTCGCTCGCGTTGGTGGTGTTTTCCTCGTCTGGCAGGTCGAGGTTGTTCGGGATGATGAGGATGCCGGCGCCGACCAGACGCGAGTCGATCTGGCTGAAGACGTACTTCGTCAGCTGTTCCAGCTCGCGCAGGATGGCCTGACAGGACCGGGCCGGAGAGTCCGCGCACCAGATCCGTTGAGGGTGCGGCGTCCAGACCCGGGTAACTACGTTCTTGCTCAGGTCCAACTTGAGCGGGGCCCCGTCGGGCATGCCCCAGGCCCACTCCCACTCGCCGTCGCGACCCTTGATGCGCCTGATCTCAGTGGAGGACAGGACGTACCACTCGTCCCGGCCGCCGCGGTCATTGGGCCGTCCGACGATGTAGCACTCGCCGGCCACTGTCAGGTTGATGCCCATGGACCGCAGGGCCTCGGCCTTTGCTGCCGGGCCACCCAGTAGGGAGTCAGCCAAGGCATTGATCTTGGCGTTCTTGGTCTCGCCCTGCACCCGACCTAACTCATCAACCTCGGCCACGAAGATCCGAACCCGAGAGCAGCACTGCCCCACCCAGCGAGACGCGAAACCGAACTCAGGGATCAGGTCGTATAACCGCCACAGCTCCCGTTGCCACGTCTCATCCCGAAAACGCCAGGAGTTATAGGAAGCATTGTCGAAGTTGGTCCGGATAGCGGACGCGACGAGAGACTTCCTACGAGGAGGCTCAGGGGCACCGATAGCCGCCTTGCTCCTACCAAATGCCATTGGCTACCGCTCCTCCAGCTGCGAAACGAGCCCAGTTACGTAGGACATGGCAAGCCACGCTGGTATCGCCAACCACCACTGGTGCAGCGGCAGCATCAGCACCGCCCAGATCACGCCAGCCGGAAAAGCGATCCAAATAGAGCTGCACCACGGGCAGTGCAGCAAGTAGGCGACCTCGGACTCTTCCCCCCACTTGTTCACTACCCAGCGACGCGCGAACAACGTAATACGGTCAGTGGTTACCAGTCTCGTTAAGCGCGCAACAGCAAGCGCAACAATGACCAGACTGGCCCATACCATAGCTGGAATCATAAGGGCAATGATCGTGGGTAAATAGGTTTGCGCTGGTAGCAACTCGCGCTTATTTACACCCGTATGTTTGGGTGTCATGTGGTAGCGCTGGATAAGCCAAAGACGAGGGACTATCTCTACCCCTACGTAGGGGTGTACCCTGTCGACCATGAGGACACGCCCCTGGACCCGGCTGCTCGCCGCCGCGACCATCGCCTTGACGATGACCACGAGCGGCTGTGCCGTGCGGCCACCACCGGAGCCCGACCCCGATCCCACCTGTCGCGTCCGCGACACAGGGGACACGGTGGACGAGAAGTACGACCCATTCAGTGGCACCCGGCCGCCAGCCGTGCCCTTCGGCTGGGGCTGGGTCGTAGTCACTCTGGAGGTGCGGGCGCTCCCGCCCGTCGATTCGGTCGAGCCCCGCTACGACCAGTGCGTCCCGGTGTCGGTGCACGTCTACGGCACCCAGGAGGGAATCCCGGCGTTGACCATCTTCGCCAACGGCGCCCCGCACCAGCTCCCGTACGACGCGAACATGACCACGCCGTGGGTGGGCACCTACTTCGTCCTGGCCTACGACCCGAACAGTCCCCGGTTCTATCAGCGGGCGCCGAAGTACAGCCTGGTCCTCAGGGCCACATACCAGGCCGACCGGGACTTCGGCGATTCACCTCCCACAGCTCTGTCATGCGCAATTCGGATCGCGGCCGGGTTCCCCGTCAAGGAAGACCTGGTGATCTTGAACAAGTTCGAGAAGGGCTTCGTCAACTGTTCGTTCGAGGGCAACACCTACACAAACTGAGGTGAAGTGATGGAGCAAGCGGACGTGACCGTTCTCCTGTCGGGCATCGTGGGATCCACGGCCCACGGGCTTGCGGGGCCGGCCTCTGACGTTGACCGGCTGGGCGTATTCGCGGCGCCCACGAAGCAACTACTGGGACTGCACCCGCCGATCGAGAGCAAGCTCTCGATCGTGCGCAAAGACCCAGACGTCACCCTGCACGAGGCCGGGAAGCTGTGCCGCCTGCTCCTGAAATGCAACCCCTCGGTCATGGAGCTGCTGTGGCTCCCGGAGGAGCTGTACGAGATCCGGACTCCGGCCGGCGAGGAGCTGCTGGGGATCCGGGACGCGTTTCTGTCCGCTGACCGCGTCCGGGATGCGTTCTTCAACTACGCCAGGGACCAGTTCACCAAGCTCATCAACGGCGGCCGACTCGGGAGGAAGTTCTCCGACGAGCCACCAGACCCCGATGAAGTTGCCCAGACCATTAAGCGGCGACGGAAGAACGCCCGCCACGTCCTGCGTCTACTCGACCAGGGACTGCATCTGTACCGGACCGGAGAGCTGATCGTCCGGGTGGACGATCCGCAGCGGTACTTCGAGTTCGGCGACCGGGCTCTGGATGACCCGGACTACGTCAAGGAGCACCTGATCGCGGCCGAGCTGGCATTCGACCGTCAGCCCTCGGTCCTGCCGCCGCGGCCAGAAGAGACCGCGGTCGAGGACTGGTTGCTCGGCATCCGAAATCAGTTCCACGAGGTGTAGTCACGCCTGGAAGATCTTCGATCTTACGAATAAGTCTCACCATATTAACGACCACCAAGAAAGAGGGACGGAACTATGCGAGTGCCGCTGAAGCTCTTCACGTTGATCATGGTCGCGCTACTGGCCATAGGTCTGGCTGGCGCACAGCCGGCCGCCTCGGTTGCCACCTCAGCTGTCGCTCCACCGCCGGCCGCATTGCGCGTCGTAACCCTTGGCGAGTCCACCAACACCGGCCTGGGTGATCCCAAAGGGTGCGGGTATCGCCGCAAGCTCGCTGAACTGATGAAGACGGCTGCCCCAGGCGGCACCAACCTGCCGGTTACCTTTACGGGGACGCTCAATGGCAGTGCCCCCAACGATTGCAAGATTCCCTACGGCCACTTTGGACAGACGGTTCAGGACCTCCGGGCCAACGTCTTGAACTGGCTCGATGCCGACCAGCCCGACGTCATTCTCATCATGGTTGGGATCAATAACTCAGCTGGCGCTGGTGTCGGACTCAACAACTGGCAGTACGAGGTGACTCAACTACTCAACACGATCGGCATGTGGCACTACCCGAATGCTCACCAGCAGATCTTCATTGCCACGATTCCCTACTCGGTAGCATCCTGGGCGCAGAACGAGGTCACGGCCAACGAGGGCATCCTCAACGCGATCAACTCGTTCGCCGGCTATCCCGGGGCGTCGATGATCCACCCTGCGCGAGCCGACTACATGCCGTGTGTGCACCTGGCCGACGGGATCCACCCCGACGGGGCCGGCTACGACGTGATCGCCTACCAGTTCTACGCGGCCATGGCCCCTGTCTTCGGGTTGGAGTCACTGCCGCTGAACTCCATCCACTGGGCAGACCAGCATCGGCCCGGATTCGAGCGGTCGGCGACGGCCTGCACGTGATCGGCTAGATTCTCAAGCGCCTGACCTGCGCAAACACTCCTTCGCCCTCACCCGAATGTACGGGTGAGGGCGATGTGTGTTTCGATGGAAGGCATGACCAAGACCCAAACGCAAGACGTATGGGCCAAGGCCAAGCCTTGGGTCCTACGCAGCACAGTCGCAGTCATGGTCCTGTTCCTGGCGTTCACCGCGTCCGGGGCATGGGCAACTCCGCCACCCCAGCTCGTAGTGAACCCAGGACCCGGAATGTCCTGTGGGCCGCTGACACAGAACGCGAACGGTGACTACGTCGCCACGTGCACGATCACGGGCCTCGTGACCCCAGGCGCTACGGCATCCCCGTCGCCCAGTGGCTCCCCGAGTCCAAGTCCGACTGGCTCTCCGTCTGCGTCCCCATCGCCGAGCACTAGCTCGCCAAGTCCGTCACCGAGCAGCAGCAGCTCCCCGAGCCCGAGCCCCACGGTCACGGTGCCGCCTACCTCGCCACCGCCGACTGGACCCACGACCGGCTGCATGCCAGTGCCTTCACGGTGCGGGTTCCCGGATGCGACCAACACGGGTGTGCCGGCCGGGACCGTCCTGGCCGAACGCATGGGCAAGGTCACGCTGACCACCGGCCAGAGCCTGATCAACACTCAGGTCATCGGCTGTGTGCAGATCGTCGGGCAGAACGTGACCATCCGCAACGTACGGATCGTCAGCACCTGCTCGTACGCGGCCATCGACCTGGAGGACAACAACACGACCGGGGCTTTGATCGAGAACGTTGAGATCGACATGCGACTGCTGGCCAACTCGGCCGCATTCACTGGCCGGCTCAACCAGCGCTCGATCACCGGTGACAACTTCACCGCCCGCAAGGTGTGGTGGCACGGCGGTTCGGACTGCGTGCACTACGGCAGCAACGTTCTCATCGAGGACAGTTTCTGTGACGTGGCCCTGATTCCGGCCGGCTACCCCGGCGACCCGCACATCGACGGTTTCCAGAGCGCTGGTGGCAACAACGTCACCCTGCGGCACAACACGATCCGGAACCCGAACAACCAGACGTCGGCCATCATCAACGGCACCACGCCTGGTACGTCTGCACCGCAGACCAACGTGCACATCGTGGGCAACCTGATGGCGGGCGGCGGTTACACCGTCTACTGCCAGGCCCACCCGGGCCCAGCTCCGGCCACGGTCGAGTTCCGGGACAACCGGATCAGCTTCGACTACTACACCTGGCCGATCAACTCCGGCCACCCGTTGACCCGCGGTGGGTTCTGGGGCCCGACCACGGACTGCACCAACGTCCCCGGCTTCTCGACGAACGTCTGGGACAGCACCGGCCCCCGCAACAACACCAAGCTCCCGTTGGTGGAGAACCCCGGAGTCGGTCAGCTCTAGCAGTTGACCACACCCCCACCTGGGGGTAACGTACGAGACGGTTCTCCTTCGCATCAGGCGGGACCGGAACGAGCAGGCCCCAGCTCCCCATCGCTGGGGCCTGCTCCTCGTTCGAGGGGGTTGGGCGTGGTCTGGTACATCCTCGACGACAACAACAATCCAGTCCCGGTCTCCGACATCCTCGTCTGGGGCCGATGGTTCGAAGAGGCGAGCGTCAGTCGGCGTCGGATCGTGGCTTCGGACTTCCTTGGTGCCACCCTGGTATCGACTGTCTTCTTGGGCATCGATCACGGTTTCAGCTGGGAAGCAGGGCCACCCCTCCTGTTCGAGACGATGATCTTCTATGACCAGGACTACGGCGACGAGATGGGAACCTGGAGGTATTCGACCTGGACCCAGGCGGTCGCCGGCCACGACCAGGCGTTGATGGTGGCCAGGGAGCAACTGGCCAAGCTGGCGGCCGTGGTCGACCAGCTCATCACAGAGAGCAACAGTCCGGAAGGAGAGTGATCGACATGCCTAGCACGCGTTAGTCCACGGCACCGTGCCGTGGCGGCTTAGGGGCAGGTCGCTTACATGTCCAGGACAGATGTCCACGCACCATGGCGGGTGAAGCAGCGGGATCCGCTGTGGCGCCACTACTTCCGTGAGGTGCACCGTCATGATGACGGTGTCTGCACGCTCGACCGTTTCCTGGCCGCCACCAGCCGGGTCAGGACTTCCTGCTACATCGACTTTGCCTGGCGCGGCCGGCAGATCCACTGTGGCTGCGGCAGTTGCACGGATCAGGACGGCCGTCGGATGAGGCGTCGTCGGGAACGGCACGAGGTTCGTCAAGCCCTGCTCCTGGGAGACTGGGACAACCTCGATGTGGAGTTGCATCGGGATGCCTGGTGCACGTACAACGTCCAGCCGCGACCCCAGGATAGGGATGTGTGATGAAACTGAAGTCGTTCCCGGTCATCTTGACCGTGATCGTCGTTGTCGTCCTCTGCCTGTGCGCCGGCTTCGGGTTTCGCGTAGCCAGCTGGACCCTGCAAGGGTGAGACTCACGGCTGCTCGGGGAAAAAGATCTTGAGGATTAACCGTTGACGCCACCCGGACGTACGGGTACGGTTCTCGTTGTTCGGTGGTTCGCAACCAGCTAAGAGTCTTGCCCCTCCGGGGGCAAGGCCCTACGCTCAACATCAACCCGTCAGGAAGCCAGGAGCCATGTACCGGAACGCCTTGTCGACAACGCAGCAGTCGCTGCGCGGCGAAGCGACCCCGGGCAGCGGACGGCGACTGGTCTCCATGTACAAGGCCAACGATTGGTTCTGCCCCCAGGAGCACATCCACCGGCGGAGCAGCTAGGGTCCAGAAACCCGAAGCCGCCCACCCAGTGAACCTGGAAGAGGCGGCTTTCTTCATCTACAAGTCCATATAGGGGTGTAGCTCAATTGGCTGAGCTGTCGTCTCCAAAGCGACCGGTTGCAGGTTCGAGTCCTGTCACCCCTGCGTGTTACTTCCGGGCAACCGGAGTTACTTGAGAATTCCACAGTGGACAGCATGTGTAGATAGAGTCCTGGCCTGTGCCATCACGGGTGGGCCAGGACTATCTTCGGGACGTAGCGCAGTCAGGTCGCGCGCCTGCTTTGGGAGCAGGAGGACGTCGGTTCGAATCCGACCGTCCCGACGCATGGGGGTATGGCGCAGTTGGTAGCGCGTCTGTCTGTATGGCATACAGAAGGCCCGCGGTTCGAGTCCGCGTATCTCCACGGGTCGTAGTTCAGGGTAGAGCGCCGCGTAAAGGTGTTAGCCGCAAGGTGCACGGAATGTAGCGGAGGCGCAGGAATCGAATCCTGCCGACTCCAGTCTGGGGATGTAGCTCACTTGGTAGAGCGCTGTCTTCGCAAGGCAGAGGCAAGGAGTTCGAATCTCCTCATCTCCACGTCGGTATGGGAAGCTCCGAGGTGAGCAACCTCGCCTGTGCCGGCTCCATGTTCCCTAGCTCATCGACAGAGCGTCAGTCCTGATACGACTGGAGGTCCGGGGTTTAATTCCTCGGGGGAGCACCAAGTCCCTGTAGCTGAGATGGTCTAGCGCTTGGTTGAAGCCCAGGAGACCTCGGTTCAAGTCCGGGCGGGGACACGCAATGCGCTGTTGGAGGAATTGGTTAACTCACCGCCCTCTCAAGGCGGAGACTACGGGTTCGAAACCCGTACAGCGTACGAGTAACTGGAGCAGGATTTGCCGTAAGGCGATCAATGGAGCGCGCGCAGAAAAAGTGGCCTCTGAAAAAGGGCGTCCTGGTCCGTTGGCCTGCAACAACTAATCCATCCAGGACTGCTTCAGTTCCTCATCTAGCCGGCGAAGTGTTGTGGTGACACCTCTGTCTTCCAAACAGATATGGCGAGTTCGATTCTCGTCGCCGGCTCGTGTTCCCCATTCCCAAGGAAATCGACGAGCTAGACGCTGACAGTCGCATGATGTTTCTGCGTCACGCGGCCATGTATGAGGACATCTCCTGGACCATGATCCGTCATACGAACGACCTGCACGCGGTAGTCACCGAGGAGGAAATGAAGGCAGATGCCTTCGCCCACGCAATGTCTAGCGCGGTGAGCGAGGCAGCTCGATGCCTGGAGCACTCCTTCTACACCCGTCGCCATCGGGAACAGGACGAGGAGGGCCGGTCCGAGAGGATGTCGTGGTTCTCCCGCGGCGAGGCCTGCGGCCAGAACTACGTGGCCTACCAGGTAATCCGGACCGCTTACGAGATCCTGCGGGCGGAGTACGGCATCCTGGAGAAGCACTCCGAGATCTGGGACAGGATCGAGGCGGACCCTGAAGTCAAGAAGCGTAACGACTACATGGAAAGCCTGTTCGTGACCCTGCATCCCCCCAGGTCCGTACCTAACTCCTCGGAGGAGAGGGAATGACTCGCTTCAAGCGATGGCTCGCCAGCCTGGCCGTCGGCCTCCTGGTGATCACGGGCGTGCTCGTGGTCACGGAAGCTCCGGCCGCTGCGGCCCCGTACTGTCCCCCCAACTACGCCTGCCTCTACGAGAACCAGGGAGGCGGCGGCTCCTCGATCTCGTTCTACTACAGCCCCTACTCCTGCATCTACCTCGGCGGCGGCTTCAACGACCGGGCCTCGTCGGTTCGGAACGAAACCCCCATCCAGATCAAGTTCCGGGACAACTTCGACTGCACCGGCAGCTATGTGGCCGCGGGTGCCGCCTGTGGTGGCTGTCTCGGGTCCTACATCAACGACCTGGCCGGCTGGCCCTACTTCTTCAACGACCGGGTCAGTGCGATCCAGTTCTACTAGCAAGAGCGTGTGACCCGACCATATGACTCATGGTCGGGTCACCATTCCGGGGTACGGCGTTGGTGCCGTGGCCGCGCTTTGGACGCGGAACCCATAGGTTCGATTCCTGTACCCGGAGCTTGCCTCGGTGGGCTAATGGAAAAGCCGCGGTACTCAAACTGCCGTGAATGACGGTTCGAATCCGTCCCTTGGCACGCAATGCCGGTATAGCTCAGTAGGTCAGAGCGCTTCCTCGGTAAGGAAGAGGCCTCCGGTTCGATTCCGGATTCCGGCTCGGCAATCCCTGGTCCGGGCGAATGACCCGGTGAAAGAGGTGCGCTCCTTCTAGAAGCAGCCTTGTTGTGGGCGCAAGTCCAAACAATGAAGTCTGACGCCGGGGAACTGCATATCAAGCGGATGAAGCTCAGCCTGGTCGAGCGCTATCTTGCCAAGGTAGATGTCGCGGGTTCGAATCCCGTCTTCCGCTCCAGTAACAACATGCGGGTGTGGCGCAACGGTAGCGAGGCTCCCTCTAAAGGAGATGGTTGCGGGTTCGAGTCCCGTCGCCCGCACGTGACAAACACATAGGTAAGAAACGACAAGGTTCATGGAGGTGAACCAGTGCAAGCAGTCCTCGTTCTCAACGCTGACCTCGGGCCCTTGCACCGGGTCAGCCTCAAGCACGCGATCCGGATGCTCTGCCGTGGTATCGCAGAGGTCCACGAAGCGGAGCCTGACATACGCTTCGGTCTGTGGCCGTGGCCCACTGCGGTCAGACTCGTCCGGTACATCGTGACGAAGTGGCGCTACACCGCTGGACCCGCGTGGTCCCGGCAAGGCGTCCTGAACCGAGACAACCGGACCTGCGGCTACTGCGGTAGCCGCGAAGGTCGCACCGTCGACCACATTCTCCCCACCTCCCGGGGCGGGAAGAACACCTGGCAGAACACGGTCGCCTCGTGCGATCCCTGCAACCAGATCAAAGGCAACCGGACCCCGCAAGAGGCCGGCATGCGACTCCTGGTGAAGCCAGCCGCCCCGAGCTGGGCGACGATGAAGCGGTAAAGCAAGAGGCTGGTCCCGATCTGTTCGAGATAATCCCATGGTGAAGACGATGGTCAACGGGTCCATGGACCCCGGGATCTAGCGCCAGCCTTCCATGAAACACACACATTCCGAGTTGGTGTAAATCGGTAGCATGGCGGTCTCTGAAACCGTCGGTCTAGGTTCGAGCCCTGGACTCGGAGCAGTAACTCTTGGGGGCACACATGACAAAAGTCATCGTGTTCCACACCGGGTACGGATGCTGGACCGGTTGTTGTGGACATGCCATTGCCGTGGTCGACGAGAACGGCAACGAGAAGCGGCAGGCGTTCGAATTCGCTCACCCTTACTTCAAGGGCGAGCGGACCGAAGAGGAAGCCAAGAAGTGGGCCCAGCAGCTGGTCGCCAACGAAATGGGCAGCGCCCATGTCGCCGACCTGGACTGGGAACATTGCATCATCGAAGATGATGTCTACTAGTCTCCGCTAGCTGGAGTCACGTCTAGCGCACCACGGCGGTAATGCAGTCCCTGCCTCCCATGGCGTACTGGCGTCGAGGCAGGGACTGCATCCAGGGGGTAGTAGGTACGACTGGTGTTGAAGGCCGAGGCATCGGAGCGGCATCAGGACTCGGGTTCGAATCCCGATACCTCCACACGGAAATGCTCTGGTAGCCCAAAGGTAGAGGCACTGTCTTGAGGAGGCAGCCAGTGGGAGTTCGACTCTCCCTCGGAGCACGGTCTGGGCGTAGCCCAAAGGTAGAGGCAGCCCCTCAAAGGTGTAGTTGCGGATTCGACCCCCGCCCCCAGGCCACCTTTGCCGGCGTAGCTCACCAGGTAGAGCGCGGATCTTGTAAATCCGAGGCAGTCGGTTCGAGTCCGACCGTCGGCTCGTGAATCACAGGCACAGCGAATACGAGGAGATCTCGGGAGTACCGGAGATCACCGACTTCAAGCTCCTCTGGATTAGCGGCTTCTACGACGGCCCCACATCCGGACTGGTCCAGGTCGGCGAAAGCCTGTGCTGGGCGCAAATGATCGAAGAGTGCAGTGAGGATCCAGGCTGCGGTTGGTACCGCAAGTACAAGCTCATGAAGATGAGCGTCGAGCAGATTCTCGACCAGGTCCAGCAGCACGCACTGTTTGCCAAGTTCGTGTCAGGCCAAAAGGAACTGGGCTGGGACTGGACTCAGATTGACACCCAACGGCCCCATTCGGAATGGTCGGGCTACTACGACCAGTACGGAACAGACGCCCAGGATCCGGTCGGAGAAGTTGTGGGGTGGTTCGTTCGATGAAACACGGATATACACTCGCGACGATCTACTCCAGGACCAGTAAGAGGTACCAGGTCGAGTTCTGGTCCCAACCCTGGCGCCATTGGATCGTGGCCAACGTCTACCACTGGTACGACATGCACGTCTTCAAGGTGCCTGGGTTCAGACGCCTGGAGAAGTGGCTCCACGACCGGCACGGCAACGATCCACTGGAGTACATCCCGCTGGGGTGCCGTCAGGACCTCCGGTGCTGGCACCTCACCAACAAGAGGCGGGTCCAGTTGGTGACCCTCGGGATCACTGCCGAGCAGTACGGACGACTAGGAGGCAGGTATGGCTCGGAGGGTGCCCAATAAGTGGCCCGGCCCTCCGCACCTGGAGCCCTACAACGGACTCTGGGTGGGAGTAGTGGGCCGTCGAGTCGTAGTACACGGAGAAAGCCCCGAGCAGGTCCGAGCCAAGATCAAGCACCTGCGGCGCCAGGTCGACGCCGTGTTCGAGGTCCCTGCGTACAAGAAATGGGGGAAAGAAGAATGATCCCCTGGTGGATGTGGCTGATCGGACTGCTGGGCCTGGCGACCGCGGTAATTGGCTGGTCAATCACCCAGACTCCTCCGGGAGACAAGGACGCAGCCCCACGTCAGGATGCACAATGGTGGCGATAGCTCGGGAGGGTCAATGATGCAGTTTGTGAAGAGCACCAAATGCGAAACGGGTGCCTGTGTCGAGGTAGCCCTTGGTGAGGATCGGGCGCTGGTGCGCAACTCCACACAGCCAGGCACGGTCAACGAGTTCCCCAAGGAGATGTGGGAGGGCTTCGTGGCCGCAGTTCGACAGGGAACGTTCGACTTTGACTCGCCCGTGTAGCTCGGACGGTTCGAGCAGCCGCCTCGTAAGCGGAAGGATCCCAGTTCGAATCTGGGCTCGGGCTCGGGGGTTGAGCACTGGTGTGCAGGTTTGCTTTGCAAGCAGACCCCGCGGAGTTCGACTCTCCGTCAATCCACGCCTGCGTCCACAGGCCCAGGTGAAGGGTACGGACGGCGAGGTAAGAACCAGGATTAGCGGGTCGGCTGGTTGGGCCTGTTGGTTCTCACATGGTCCTGGTCGCCCTTCATCACCATGCCGAGGTAGGCCACGCTGGCGAGCCGCTGCATTTAGGGTGCAGTGTTAGGCGGGTTCGACTCCCGTCCTCGGTACTTGAAATAGCAGACGTGGTGAGTAAACTGTCATCCCATGCGCCTGCTCGTCAAGACATATGGCCCGTATATCTACAGGTCTGGCAATAGGTTACGTCGGTTCGTGATCCACCTTTACGACGACGGCACTCGTCGTACCCAGTCCAATGCCCGATACCTGTTGGAGCAACACCTGGGGCGCCTACTGACAGAAGACGAAGACGCCGATCATATTGACGGAAACCCTTTGAATGATGACCTATCCAACTTACGTCCGTTGTCGTCTTTCGAAAACCGAAGTCGAGCACATGAGCCTGCGCCTCTCTATGAGTTCAGCTGCCTCATGTGTGGTAATTCAGCGGTCACGCTGTTGCGTGACTATCGACGTAACCAGGAGGTTCTCGGGAAAGCTGGACCCTTCTGTAGCAAGTCGTGTTCGGGGACATGGTCCACAACCGTTGACAGGGCGAACCAGGGCAACTCCTGTAAACCCCATAAGACTCACTGCAAGTACGGTCATCTGAAGACAGGCCTGATCAGAAAGGCAGATGGATCCGTGTACAAGAACTGCAACGAATGTAACCGCTTACGTGCTCAATTACGTCGGAAGTAACGCCGCCTTCGGGCGGGTACTCCAACGGTAGAGAGAGCTGATTTAAAACCAGTCCAGTACGGGTTCGACTCCCGTGCCGCCCACAGTTGGTTTTCAGCAGTACCCTCTCCTGGAGAGAGATAGTCAAGGTGTCGTGGCGTAGTTGGTTAGCGCACCTCCCTGTCACGGAGGAGATCGCGGGTTCGAGTCCCGTCGGCGCCGCATGTCAGATGAAACAGAACCATTGCCCTGTCTTATCTGTGCCAGGAGGCTCAGGGCCGCAATGCCCGATGCCTACAACCAGCCGTGGGGTGCGACCATGTTCCATTCCCACGGCCAGTACGGCAGCACCCTGTTCGACCCCATTCACAGCATGGTGCGACTAGAAATCAACATCTGCGACGAGTGCCTCAGGGCGCACAAGGAGCGGGTCATTTACGTTCGGGATCATCACGTCGAGCCGACACACGACGTAATGCCGTGGGACCCGAACATGTTCGACGATTAATTGAATAGTGAGATGGCCGAGTGGTCGAAGGCGCAGCACTGCTAATGCTGAGGTCGCCGTTAAGGGGGCCCCCGGGTTCGAATCCCGGTCTCACTGCACAAGGGAGCGTAGCTCAGCCCGGTTTGAGCACCCGTCTGATAAGCGGGAGGTCGGCGGTTCAAATCCGTCCGCTCCTACGTAACACATGCCCCCTTAGTTCAGAGGATTAGAACATCTGACTACGGATCAGAAGGTCGCGTGTTCGAATCACGCAGGGGGTGCTCACTGGATATGGCGGATGTTACGATGTCGTCGTGGAGCGGGACGAGCGACGTGCATGGCGACGCGTTTATGACAAGACCTGGGTGGCCGGAAAGCGCGATCGATGCTTCAAATACCTAGGTGGCCGTTGTCGGAGATGTGGTACCACAGAACAACTCCAGTTTGATCACATCGATCCGAAGTCACTGTCTTTTCGGATCTCGGGAAATCTCAACCGACGTTGGGAGGTATTGGTCGTCGAGCTGGATAAATGCCAGCTGCTATGCCTTCCTTGTCATCGCCGAAAGTCGAAGGAAAACGGTGAAACGGGAGGCGGCCAGAACAAGTTTTTAACATGTCCGCATGGAACCCTGTCTGGTTACGGAGCGCCATGGAAATGTCGTTGTGACGATTGCCGTCGGGTCAAATCCGACTACGTCAGAAAGTACCGCAAGACAAATGGATTAATGAAGCGCCTAACCAAGCAGACAGTTCTTGAGATACGAAGCCTCTTCGCTAGAGGCACCCCTTACTTGGAATTGGCTGAGAAGTTCAACGTTGACAGGACAACGGTGTGGAAGATATGCACCCGAAGGACCTGGAAGCATCTTGAATAGTCCGCGAATTCTACTCGGGGGCATTCGTTCGAGATCCTGGAGAGAACATGGCTTACGACTACGACAAGGCGAAGCAGATTGTCATAGACGCCCTGCGCGATGAAGACCAGCGCGGCGGCCCGATGCAGCGCGAGTACCCGCGCGCCATCATCGAATCACTGGCGCACAACATCGCACTGCAAATCGAGGAAGAGGCCGTCAGCGAGTAGGGCTCGGCCGGGATGTAGCGCAGCTTGGTAGCGCACCTGACTGGGGGTCAGGAGGGCGCAGGTTCAAATCCTGTCATCCCGACGTGAAACAGAAACTGGCTCGATTGTTGTGGTGGTGGCGCAAGGTCAATGACGCTCCCTGCGGCTTGGACACCGATGAGTACGTGAACGGGGTCCATGTCTGGCGCCACAGTAAATGGTTCTGTCACTGTGATTGACTTCCTCCCCACAGGAGCGGGTGGAAGGGCTCTTCCCGAGTCCTGACTCGTCACCAGGGGGGAGGGCCTTATCGGGGTGTAGCGCAGTTGGTAGCGCGCCGCGTTCGGGACGCGGAGGCCGTCAGTTCGAATCTGGCCACTCCGACGCAATGCGCATGGAGGGTGGCGCCCAGTGGTGGGCAACCTTGATGGAGAGGGTCCGGCTGGACGAGGAGCCGTATTCGAAGTGCGGTAGTAGCTAATCACTGCTCGGGGTTCAAGTCCCCGTCTCTCCGCTCACAATAGAGGCTGACCGGTTGGTCGAGGGGCACGGTTGGAAGCCGTGTACAACGCTCAGAAACGTTGCAGGAGTTCGAATCTCCTAGCCTCTGCGTCAAGGAAGAGCCACCCGATTGGAGACGGGCGCAGTTTTGAAAACTGTTAGAGTCGCAAGGCTTTGGGGATTCGACTTCCTCCTCTTCCGCTCTACAATGGACATACCCTGCGTGTTGGATACACAGCCGATGCTTCTAACGTTGGCGTTCCGGGTTCGAGTCCCGGGCAGGGTTCGACGGTCCGGTGCCAGAGCGGCCAATTGGAACCGCCTTTTAAGCGGTAAAAGTCGTGAGTTCGAATCTCACCCGGTACCACGCGCAAAGGTGTTAGAGTCTAGGCGCAGCAAGGAAAACTACACATGGATCCGTACCCAAAGCCTGGTTTATGGGCCCGCCTCTTAAGCGGAGTTACGTCGGTTCAAATCCGACCGGATCCACGTAGTACATGCGACGCGGAGTAGAGCAGCTCGGTAGCTCGTTGGGCTCATAACCCAAAGGTCCCAGGTTCAAATCCTGGCTCCGCTACTTGCGGGTTAGTGGAATGGAACCATAAGGGCCTCATAAGCCCTAGATGCCGTTCGAGTCGGCACCCGCTCCCACATGATGGTCCTGCCACGGGGAGTGGCAGGCGTAAGCGCGGCATACACTCCGCGGCCCGTTACAGCTTCCGGTAGCTCAGCTTGGTAGAGCATCTCTATGACACGGAGAAGGCCTCAGGTTCAAATCCTGGTCGGAAGACGGAACCGTAGACTAATTGGTTAGGTCCCCGGACTTTCAATTCGGGTGGTGCCGGTTCGAACCCGGTCGGTTCTACGTTTTACGCTCATTCTCCAGTAGCTCAATTGGCGGAGCAGCCCGCTGTTAACGGGAAGGTTTCCAGGTTCGACCCCTGGCTGGAGAGCTAGCGCGAGGACATTCGGCCCTCAAGCCAGTGCAGCACGTTATCCGCGGCCTGTCCCCGCCGCTGCCCGAGCCACGGGCGAATCAATTTCACCAAGGGGTAGAGGTGTCGTTGACGGGTCACTACCCAAACCGTCACAGGCTTGTAATAGTCCTTGGCCTGCGGTCGATATCCGTGAATGTTCCCAACGTTGGTGAGTCTTGGCAGGCGCTCGATAATATCTGGGTCCGTCATGGCGACGGACATAGCCGCCTTAGTGTTGAGCGTGAAAGTACCTTCGCCCTCGACTAGGCCCGCTAGCCATGCGACCTCTGCTCGCGTCATCTTCCGCAGGTCCCCTGCGGCCTCGTCCCTACAGCGCCTGCACTTTTTTGAACTCTCCGACATTGGTCCGCTACACGTTGGACACGGGACCACCGAGGCGTATTTGAACTGATAGCACTCGGCACAGTAGTTGGAGCGATTGGACCGAACCCTGACGGGCCCACCGCACATGGGGCACGGGTTCGGCTTGTAGAGGATGAGTATTTGTTCAGGATTGGTAGTACGTAGCGCCATCCATCCAAAGTAACATGAGCTTGGCCCGCGGTTTCTAGGCCCGCGGAGCGGGGCGGTCCAGCTGGCCGACCTGGCACTGTTCGCCGTGGTGCCACTCAGACACGGCCCCTTGCGCCGTAGCCCAACCGGTTGAGGGGTCCGGCTTATATCCGGAATTCAGCAGGTTCGATTCCTGCACGGCGTACTTCCCCCTGGAGGAGGAGCAATGCCCCGTTCGGTAGAGACCTCGACCGAGACCAAGACGTACATGGTCCGTAAGGTCAACATCACCTGCGACAAGTGCGGCCGACCCGTCGACCAGGAGCCCGAGGACGACGACCTGTACCACCAGGAGCTGGAGATCCATCTGAACCCGGAGCTGTGCGTCCGGTCCAGCTTCCGTCGGGACTACTGCCGAGCCTGTCTCCTGCCTATCTGGGCACTGATCTGCGAGACTATCGGGGCTGACCCCGATGACATCTCAAACTCTGACTTCCAGGCGGACTACTCATGATGGACGACGTGATCTGGACTAAGAGCAGCTACTCCGGCAGTCAGGGCGGCAACTGCGTCGAGGTGGCATGGCGCAAGAGCACGCGCAGCAACCCGAGTGGCAACTGTGTCGAATTCGCGGAGCTACCGGGCAAGGTGCTGGTTCGGGACTCCAAGAATCCCGACGGCGGGATCATCGAGTTCGCCCCCGACGCATGGCGCAAGTTCATCGCCGCGGTGAAGGAAGGCGAGTTCAACCTGTAGTAGGTAATGCCCGTGTAGCTCAGCGGCAAGAGCATCGGTTCCACACACCGAGGGTCCTAGGTTCGAGTCCTAGTACGGGCACGTGGTGGTAGTTGCGGGTTGAGAAGGGTCTAGTTAAACGGCCGACCTGTATTCCAGTGCAGCTGCTCATGACTTACCCGGGGGGCCGGGGTAAGGAAGACACAACAGGCCCGCACATGGTGGCTGTAGCTCATCCTGGTAGAGCGCCGGACTGTGGATCCGGAGGTGGGGGGATCGTGGCCCCCCAGTCACCCTCGTTGATCGATCACCCTGTACACCCCTACGTAGGGGTGGTACCGTGGCAGCCATGATGGGATCACCGTTCGACAACCCCCCTCCGGCCCTAGTGGCGGCAGCCGACCAGGCCAAACAGCAGGGGCTCGAAGATTCAATGAAGCTCATATGGCTGTACCTGGCGAGTAGTGTCGCCGACGAGGCCGGGGACGAGGAAACGGCCACTCAGTACCAGCTCGAACGGATGGCCTTGCTACTCAGCTTGGGCCAGATACGGACTCAGGCCGTTGTGTTGGAGCTGACCAGACTCTTCGCCTCTACCCTGTTTGACCACTGGGGTGGCACCTGGGCCAAGGTAATGGAAGCCCTGGCGGATCCCGCGCTGCCCCTCTTTCGTGGGGGACCCGTTGCCCAGGACGAGATGCCTCGGATCGACTGACCCTGGAGAAGAAGCTGATGCCCGAGTTGCCGAAGTGGTTCCCGAAGACCTTGGAAGACATGTACCGCCCCGAGGTCCCGGGTCGCACCGTCGACGATGACCGAGTCGCCGAGTCCCATGGCGGCGGTGCCTGCCCCGAGCAGCACTGGGGCGTCCTGACCGACGGGCGCCGGTTCTACTTCCGGTACCGCAGTGCCTGGGCCTCGGTTCGACTGGCGCCGGCCTGGTATGACGGTGCCGACGTCCACGCCCGGGACCTGAGGGTTTCCATGGAGCAGTGGAACGAGGCCTACGAGCGCGGCGACGAGGAGCTACCGAACCTGTACCTCAATCCGGTCGCCGGCTTCCAGGTCCGGGAGGACGACCCATATCACGGGTGGTTCGACAGTGCAGCCGAGCGGGCGATGGCCTTTGCTGCCTGCCTGGATCAGGTCTGGGATGAGCCCTTCGATGAGGAGGGCTGGGAATTGCACCGCGGGCGGAAAGAGGAGCCCGACTTCTAGCCGATGACGGACTGGTTCCGAGCGCTGACTGTAAATCAGTAGCCTTGGGGGTTCGAATCCCTCCGTCGGCACGCGTCAATTAACGCGGGTATTGAGCACCGGTAAGCTCAGCGGTCCGTTCGACCGTGGGTCGCTGACGAGTGACCAGTCAGAGTTCGAATCTCTAGTACCCGCACGCTCCCCAACGACGTAACGGATGGAGAACGATGCGTTTCCTGAGAATCGCCATGACCGCGGTGCTGGTGAGTGCTTCTGCACTCCTGGCCTTCGCGGCACCGGCGCAAGCACATGCCGTCGATGACGGCTTCGGCCTCAAGGTGCACTCCTCCCACAAGGGTGTGTGTCTGTCGGCACGGCTTCCTGTGGCTGCCGCCCCCGAGCAGCCAAAGGACTGGAGGGTCCAGGTGACCCTGTGCCAGCCGTTCCGTGTGACGCATGAGGTCGACGTCCTGACCCACGGCGCCACGTACACCGGGGCATCGTGTCCGGCCCATGAGCCGTGTGCCTCCTACTGGGACTGGCCCCAGCAGCCCGGCAAGTACTCCTACGTCGGCAAGACGCTCGCTGACGGCCGCGCCACCTTGGCCTACGACCGGATCGGCAACGGGAACAGCAGCCGGCCCTTGAGTTCGGACATCACCATGGCGTCCGACGCCTACGTACTGCACCAGCTGGTGGCGATCGTCAAGGCCCTGGGCTACGGGCACGTCAACTCGATCAGCCACTCCTACGGCTCTGGGGTCGCGCTCCAGGAGGCGGCCACCTACGGCGACGTTGATGCTCTGGTCCTCAGCGGCTACCTGCACCGGCCCAGCAACCCGGCCGTGACCGCCGGCAACTACCCGGCCAACATGGACCCCAAGTTCCTGACGTCCGGTCTGGACAACGGGTACCTGACGTCCCGACCGGGTGTCCGTGGTACTTCGTTCCACTCCCCGACTTCGGACCCGGCCGTGGTGGCCTATGACGAGACGCAGAAGGACCTGGTCTCGCTGACCGGCCTGCTCGGGTTCCTCGGGGCTCGTGCAGTCCCGGCCGCCACGAACATCTCGAACACCATCACGGTGCCGGTGCTGGTCGTCAACGGCCAGCAGGACGCGATCTTCTGCTACCTCCCGGCGACGTTCAACTGCGCCGACGCGGCAGTGGTGACCGCGAACGAGGCTCCGTTCTACGCCAACGCGGCCAGCTTCTCGGTGGTGACGATTGTGGACAGTGGTCATGACCTGACTCTGCACCCGACCGGCGCGGAGGACTCCTACCAGGTGATCAACGACTGGCTGGACTGATGCCGAAACTCCTGGAGAGAGTGGCGGCAGTTGTTGCGATCACCCTTCTGCTCACCGGCTGCGTGCCGGCTGGCGGGAACGGCAACGGAGGTGGGGGCTTCACGGTCCCACCGTCGCCGGTACCACAGAGTCTGACGCCAGCCGTCGTTGGTCCCTCGGGCCAGGTTGACGTGGTCTTCATGGTGGAGACCTTCGACCAGCACGTCCTACCAACCGTCCGGGACAACGTGCTCATGATCGTGAGCGCCTTCTCGGCTGATGGCAGGATGGCCAGGTACATCGACAAGGTTACTGGCGAGTCGCTGCCGGGACCGCAAAGCTACTACCGCACAACGCCTTGGCCCTACTCGGCCACACTGGGCGTCGGCGTGGTCGCAGCGCATGTCTCCGGTGTCTTGAGCCCTGCGACCAGGGGTGAAGGAATCCGGTGCACGGTTGAAGTGGGTGGCACGCCGTTCCCACAGCTGACCGTCGAGAAGGTCGTGGAAGTGGACTACGGCGCGGCTCAAGTGACGTGCCTGTACTCACTTCCGGCTGGAGGCTTCAAGCCCCCGATGTAACGGCACGAACCGCTGGCGGGGTACCTACCGCTGGCGTCTGTCCTCGTAGCTCAACGGATAGAGCGCTGCCCTCCGAAGGCAGAGGTTGCTGGTTCGAATCCAGTCGAGGACGCGGTGAGCGGGCCACGGTATACGGGGCCTGTGGAAGAGCTGGTCGAAGGGTCGATCAACCACCTACTTTCTGGAGAGAGTGATGGCTGAAGGAATCGCACCGGCCGTCGCGCTGATCAACCCCAAGCACCCACGCAACGTGGGTGCGGTGGTCAGGGCGGCCAGCTGCTACCAGATCAAGCAGGTGTGGTTCAGCGGCCACCGCGTGGCCCTGGAACCGCACCCCGGGTACCGCCTTCCACGTGAAGAGCGGATGCGGGGCTACAAGGACGTGGCCCTGCGCAACAGTGACCGGATCTTCGATCAGTTCACCCCCGACGTCGTACCGGTGGCCGTCGAGCTGGTGCCCGGCTCTGAGTCGCTCATCTGGTTCGAGCATCCCGACAACGCCCTCTACGTCTTCGGGCCGGAGGACGGCTCCCTGAACCGCAGCGTCCTGGGGCAGTGTCACCGGTTCGTGCAGATTCCTACCCAGCACTGCACCAACCTGGGGGCCGCGGTCTACACGGTCCTGTATGACCGTCACGCCAAGCGCGTCCGTGCCGGCCTGGACCAGCTCCACGAGCCTGGCCGCCTGACCTACGCTGATGATGACGGGGAGGGCTGATGGCTCGGCTACCAAGCCAGGGATGGTTGATTCAGCAAATTGGCGCCCAGGTCATTCTCTTCCGCGAGCACACGGAGGAGGAGATCGTGAGATTCGACCCGAGCGACATGAACTCGACCGCTACGGCCCAGTTCACCATCTTCAGCAGCGAGCTGAGCGACGAGGATAAGTGCTTCGCCCACTTCTGGTCGGGGTACTTTTATGCGCACGCAACAGGGAATGTCCTGTGAACAGTCGTATCAAGGAAGCCGTTGCCCAGGTCGTGGTAACAAACAAGCGCATGTGGCTGAATGGTAAAGCGCACGCCTGCAAAGCGTGCTTTCGCCGGTTCGAATCCGGCCTTGCGCTCGATGCAGTCCCCCCACCCTTGATCAGGTGGGGGGCTCGCACCAACTACTTCGGGGCAGGAATGAAGGTCTGCGTGCAGACCGCAGTGACCGGCTCGCCGGGGAATGCCACGACCGCCACGTTCTCTGGTCGTATGGGCAACTCCTTGCCATTCACGGCGACTCGACAGACGAGCTGGTCGCCGGTCGCAGCATGAAGAACCGTCGCCGTAATGGTCACGGTAACAACCCGTGGGCCGAGGGTGGCGGTGTACTCCCAGGGTGCAAGTCGGTTCATGATCTGTGGTCCGGGTCGCGTTTCCCCGTTCTCCTCGTCGATGTAGTTGGCCATCCGGCCTTCCACGTCGTAGGAGCTGATGGAGACGTTGATCTCGCCGTTGATTTCCCGGCTTGAACGGTCAAGGACGTTGACTTCAAAGTCAACGTTCTGGGAGGAGATCTGGAACGGCCCGGCCGGTGCGGATTCGATGGGATCGGGCAACGGGTTGATGTTGCAGGCCGCCAGGGCCACGACCACCGTGGCTGCCACCATGATGCATTTAAGTGTCCTCATGCCCTAGAGTCTGACGGGTACGTAGGGGTGTAGTCAAGCTATGCTGTCCACTGTGGAGATTCACGCCGAGTGGTCTCGGGAACCAGCTGCCTTTCATACGGGCGGCCTGCCCAGTTCGAATCTGGGACTCGGTACATGGCGACATTGGAAGAGGAGTACGGGTACGTAGAGCAGACCATGGTCCCTGACTCTGACACCGCGTGGTTCGATGGTCCCCATGACGTGTTCCTGAGCCTTGGGCTTCGATGACATGCCGACATCAACAATGTGTGCCTCCTGCGGTCAGATGCAGAAGATGGCTGACGATGTACTGGCGAACAACCTCTTTGATCCTCACGTCAATCTCCAGACACAGCAGCTCTGTGAAGGTGTACCTGTGAGTGAGGGGTCGTTGGCCATCATTGCTGAGGCAATCGCCGCCGAGGTACTTGCGAAGAAGCACCGCGCCCGGGTCATCGAACTCGGCGAACAGATCGCTGAGCAGCACGCCGAACTCCTAGCCCGGCTCGCGGCCGGACCGACCGACGAGATGGACGCCACCGAGGACCAGATCGACCAGATGATGGCCGATGGCGAGCCGGTCATCGTTCACGGCACCGGCTGGTGCGCCCCCAGCCCGTAGCTAAAAAATCTTACCCGTACCCCTTGACTCGGGTCCCTCTGTGTCTGTAACTTTGTCCGTAGAAGCCAGATGAAGTAACCCAGAGGGAGATGGCAATGTCTGCAAACGTTGACTCGATGTTCTCGGTTCGCGAGGTTCCGTGGCACCGCGAGGGCACCATCCTCGCCGAGTACCCGGGCTCGTGGGCCGAGGCCAGGAAGCAGGCCGGTCTGGAGTGGGAGCCGATCGAGGCCGACGTCTACCGGCAGATCGGCACCGAGCAGATCGAGCGGCCGAAGTACGAGTTCTACGCCATGGACGGCGAGACGGTGCTCTTCAAGCAGAACGGCACCGAGGTCGTCGGCGAGGAGCCGGTGTACGAGCTGAACCCCGACCACAAGCACATCGTGCGCAGCGACACGGGCGCCGTGCTCTCGGTCAACGGCAAGGGCTACACCCTCATCAACCACGACGCGATGGGCGAGATCATCGAGGCCGTCCTGGAGCAGCCGAACGTGAAGTGGGAGACGGCCGGTTCGCTCGACGGCGGGCGCAAGGTCTGGGCCCTGGCCATGTTGGACGAACCGATCGTGCTGCCGGGCGACGACACCGCCGCCTACCCCTACCTCGCATTCACCAACTGCCACGACGGCACCGGCGCCTGCGCCCTGCGGGCCACGGCCATCCGGGTCGTCTGCCAGAACACCTACCGCGCGGCCGAGATGGAGGGCAAGCGCACCAAGGCCACCTTCTCCTTCCGGCACTCCACCGGGTGGCGAGACCGGATCCAGCAGGCCCGTGACGCCGTTCACGGCGTGCGCCAGGAGATGGTCGAGTACCGCGAGCTGATGACCGACCTGCTGGGCGTCCCGGTCACCGCCGGCCAGCGCAAGCTGTTCATCACCGAGTTCATCCCGATGCCGCCGGCCGGGATGGTCACCGAGCGAGTCATGGGCAACGTGGAAGGCGCCCGTACCAAGCTCCGCGAGATCTTCAACTCCCCCACCACCGTCAACGTCCAGGACACCATGTACGGCGTCATCCAGGCGAGCGGGGAGTACCTGGACCACGTCCGGACCGCCCGCACCTGGGAGACCCGGCTCAACCGCAACATCATGAAGCCCGAGCCGCTGAAGGCCAAGGCTCTCAACCTGATCCGCGAGATCGTGGCCGCGGGGGTCTGACCCACAAGGCAGGGAGCCCTCCTCGGTCGGAGGAGGGCTCCCCTTCCACAGAAGGAGCAAGGCAATGCAGATCAACGAAGAGGCTCTGACTGTCGCGCACGTGGCCGTCGAGGACCTGCTCGTCGACATGCGGGACAGCCACATGTTCACGTTGGCGGCCAACGGGCTCGTCGTGAACAACAAGGATGGATCGCTGTCCGACATCAAGCGCCTGGGCACGCGGCAGGGACTCCAGCTCGGCGTCGAGACCTACCTCAAGAACGTGAAGCTGTACGTGGTCATGGTCCATGACCGTCACCTCGACCCCGAGGCCCGCATCTACACCTCGGCCGACGAGGCCATCACCGTTGCCCGGGGACTTGCCCACGACATGGGCCTGGTCGACAGCGGCGATGAGGACTTCAACGACGACGGCTTGGCTCAAGCTGGCTGGCTGTATTACGCCAACCACCCCCGTGAGAGCGACATTGTCTGGGTCGTGGAGAAGGGGATCAACGAGTCCTGACCAAGAACCCAAGCCCCGTGGATCCATGGGAACTGTTCGCCTAACCGAGAAAGGAACGCTCATGAAGAACAAGCTCATCGCCGGGCTCACCGCCCTGGTTGCCCTGGTCACCGCGACCGCCTGCACCCAGCCGCTTCCGGCCAACGACACCGACCGCATCACCTTCGCCATCGAGGCCTACTACCAAGCCGATGGCGTGGAACGGTCGGTCCTGTCGCAGACCAACGTGGTCGCGAGCATCACCAACCTCACCACCAACGACATCCACATCCGGGACGGCCGCAGCGGAGCCTGGCTCGTCCTCCCCTGGGAGATGAACGAGGACTTCGATCTCCCGATCCGTTACCAGTTCACCTACGACCGTCGCGACACCAAGCTTGAGGACTTCCGCCTCGTGGTCAAGGCCCTGGTCAATGCCGACCGCGACATGCACCTGCGGTGCACCCTGTTCGACACCAACGAGCGCGTGATCACCCGCAATGAGGTCGTCATCGACGGCTCGCTCACCGGCACCGTCAGCTGTGCCAACTGAAGTGACCGAGGTATGGCCCCCCGCTGACAGGGTGGGGGCCATACCCTTATCCGGGGAAGGAGGACAGGTGCCCACGACCAGACGTAGGAAGCCCGACCCGTTCATTGCCCTACTGGAAACGTACCGGGTCGCCCAAGGGATCACAGTCGCCAAGATGTGTCAAGACGCCGGCCTGAGGTCTCACATGTGGCATACGTACAAGATCGGAAATCAACAGCCTTCAGTGATATCGCTGCGGGCACTGACCCAGGCGCTGGGCCTGGAGCTGACGGTGGTTGAGACGGCAAGGTATCGGCCGAGCGCCGTGCCAGTGGTTGACGTCAAGAGGCTACAGCGCGAGTTCGGGGCGGCCATTGAGTCCGTGCAGCGCATCGGGGTCCTCCTGGAAGAGGTCGGCGACAGGTTGCTGTCACACACACAGAATGGAGCGCGCCATGTCCCAGCACATCCTGAGCCTGTCGGAGGTGGGGAAGATCCTGGGCCTGACCCCGGACACAGTGACTCGGTATATGCGCGAGTCCCTGCCTGATGGTCGGTACGCCAGCCACCCGTTCCCGGACCCCGACGGCCGACTGGGGAACTCTCCGTACTGGCTGCCGGATCGGACTGCGGAGATCTACAACTGGGGAGTAACCCGGATCGGCCGTGGTGTAGGCGGCGGACCTAAGACAAGGCGATAGACGAAGGCCCCGGGCTAGGGAACCCGGGGCCTTCGCTGTGGGATGCGATTACGTTGTGATCACTGCGAGGGCAACGAACACGAACCCAAGCCAGCCGATGTGCACGCGACCGTATTCACCGAATCCCAGAGCCGCGACCAAGAAACAGATCCCGGCGATGATCCACAGCAGCAAGTCGATGCTCATGGCTGACCTTCCTTACGGGGTGGGCTCGGGCTCCGGCTCCGGGGCGGGCTCATCGGGGGTGACCTCGGTGACCTCGCCGGCCACGACCTCAAGCCGCTCGGCGTCGCCGGCCACGACAACCAGAAGCAGGTCGCCAGAAGCGGTCAGCGGGCCGGTGCCCTCGACGTGGACGGTGGCCGAACCGAGCACGCCCACGGCCGCCGCCGAAGCGGTGCCATCGCCGTTGTCGGTCAGGTTGATGATCGACGGGTCGTCGACCGTGTAGACCACAACCTCACCCGCAGGCAGCGGGACCGGGTTGCCTACCTCATCTGCGGCCGCGACTGATAACGCGACCTTCTTGTCTGCCTGGAGGTCCACGAGGACATCCGCCTTTCTTGGTGGTTTGTGAGCTGGGGCTGGTCCCGCAACTCGGTCTGACTCATCCGTGTCGAGCGCCGGGCCAATATGCCAAAGCAAACGGCGCGACTCTGGGCATGGTTTGGGACAACAGCAACCGTCAACGGTTACCTGAACGGTAATGCTCAACAAAGCCTCCTAGAAAGAGGCGGACGATCCTATGTTCTCATACCCGACTGCCTGGATCTAGAAACCATAGTTGTACGATCCGGCGTCCTGCCATAGAGACTGAAGCGTAGAAGAAAGGGCATCCCGCGGCGACGAAATGCGAACCTCTTTCTTTTCACCATCCATCAGGAAGCGGCAGGCGTGAACTAAGGCGTCAAGTCTGTCTGGTGAATCCCTGGTGCCCCAGCCAACGAACGTGGACATCTGGTCTTCCAGCTCCTGTTGATGACCCAGGATGTGAAGTCGGCCCTGTTCACAGCGCATGGCAACAGGCTCACCGCGGGTGCGCTTTCCGATTTTGGTATCGATGCCCACGATGGGCGGCTTGGTATGTGCGGGGAATAGGCCCTGCCCGACCAGTTCGAAGTAAGCGTCGTGGAAGACCTGAGACATCCACTTTTTACCGAGGTTGACTTCGCAGACGAGCTTGTCGGCCCCGAACTCGGCCACCACCCGCCAGGCCTCCAGCGCGGCGGCCCGACCCACGGACATGATCGAGCGGTCGGCTAGGACGTACATGTGCTTCTGGCGGTCCCGGCCGACAACGACAATGCCCATCTCGTCGTCCTCGCCGGTGAGCGAGGGGTCGACCCCCACGACCGTGGCCACCAGATCGTCGGGGACGTCCAGGATCCGGTTGTTCTCGATGTCCAGACGGGAGAACAGGGCGCCCTCGAACGCCTCGATGATCTCGCCGTACAGCTCCTGGCGGCCGACCATCGTGCCTTCGTACCGTCGTCGAAGCTCTTCGATCACCAGGGACGAGAGGTTCGAGGCGTTCTCGAACGTGGAGCCCCGCATCAGGTGGACGGTGCCGTCGCCACGGCGCACCCATTCCTGGAGAATGTCCACCGGCTTCGGCGTGGTGGTCACGAACGCCCGGGGGTGGTCGCCGGCCAGGTCGGCCCGGAGGGAGGGCATGATGCCTTCCTCCCACGACTTCTTCGGGAACTTCCATTTGCAGTTGTGGACCAGGATGCGACCGCTGCCGGCAAAAAACTCCGGATCATCGCCTTCGACGGTGATGTCGTAGACGTTGATTGTCTCTGGCATCCGCCGGATGCCAGAGATCCGCACCGGGTGATGTGGCGCTAGCCCACGGCCCAACATGTCTTCGGGTGCTCCGTACTTCGCGGTCCAAACGACGTCGTTGACGTGAAGCTCGGACACCTTCCGCCAGCCTTCGTCGGTCCACACCCGGTGGTCCGGCGTCAGCCTCACGGTTGCGGTGCCGCCAGTAGAGATTTCCCAGACCTCAGCGTCTGGCTGCGTGAGGCGAGACATGATGACCCTGGCGTAGCCGTTACGTGTCAGTACCTCGTCTCCGACTCGTACGTCTTGAACCGGTGTCCCCAAACGGGGACCACTCCGCGTGAGAATCGGCTCGTTCTTGGCGATACAGATCTCATCGAGCCACGCGCCCGATGAGTTATAACCACGACCAACGTCCGGGTCATCCGCACCTTCGGTATAGATCTTCGTGCCCGAAGGGAACAGCACCATGGGGCGTGGGCTCATCTTGTAGCGGTGTCGAATCTTGCGACGGTTCAGTACCTGGAGAATCCCAGCCGGCCCCTCCATGCAAATCGTCCGGCCGTCGGAAAGCGTCTCCGCGATAACCAGCCACTCGGTCGGGACACCGCGACTGTCGTAGGGGTGCTTAATCGTCTGGGAGACGATCCATTCGCTGCCACTGCGGGAGTTGTGGGTTGGGATCAGGCCCTCGCCGACGAGGTACATGGAGTTCGGGGAGTCCACCGTGATGCAGCGCATCGGGGTCGGGTCAATTCGCTCGGCCCCGATGATCATGCGGTGCTGGGTCCGAAGCCCCTGGCCATCCGGGGGTACGTAGGTGGCCATCTTGCGGGGGGATGTGAACGGGTTGAACGTGGGGCGCCAGGAGACTCGGTACTTGGCCCCCTTGTCGACGCCGTAGAGCTGGGCCCGTCCCACATGCATGTAGGGGCGCTGGCCAAGCGAGCGGGCCAGGTGCATGACACCGTCGGCCAGCTCTTTGGTGATCGAGCAGAACTCCACCTTGGATGCTTCGCCGTAACCGTCGGAGTCCATGAGGCCAGCGAGAAGCGCCCTGCGCTGTTCCACCGACGCCCAGAGGTACTTCTGGGGAACATGCTTGTTGTCCAGAACGTCGATGTGACGCAACTGACTAACCAGGCCGCCGGGCGTTCCCGTGAACCACTGCCCGTCCCTAGGCCTGAGTAGGCAATCGAAGCCTGCATCAATGACGCACTCCACGACGTGGTCGATGTCGGCTAGGTGACCGGAAATAGTCCCGGCAGAAGTTGAGCCGTTGCCCAGCCAGTAGCCAAGTAGCCACGGATCCACCGTCAGGCGCACCTCCGGCAACTCAAGAGCGCCGGTCAGGGGAATCGAATGGTTCAGGTCACCACGGGCGTTGTATGTCAGCGTGTCTACGAGGTCCTGTGTGGTTCTGATTCGGGGGCCAGGGCCTTCTTGATCCCGGTACGGTGGGTTGCTCTTGTGCCGCTTCATGGGGCGCCATGTTGGCCAGTCCAGCGGGAACCTGGTCGTGTCGGATTCGTACTGGGAGCGGAGGTACGCCTTCCGATCTCTGTGTTCCCACGTCACCCATTGGTGCTCTGAGCATGTATCGATGTACAGGCCGTCGTTAAAGGTCAACCGGTAGGCGACCTCTGGGTCTTGGTCAAACGTCGCGGTGACCCGGCACGGCTTACCGGCTTCGTCGAAAACCCAGTCCCCGACCTCCAGATCACCGAGCTTCTTGAATCCGCCCCGGCCTGGCACGGGTCGACGGCGTTCATCGGTGCTACAGTTCGCAACTGGAATAGATGTAGATACGTCGATCGCCTTTCCCCAACCGCGGCCAGCCAATGCCAGGCACACGAACCAGTTACCGGGCGGCGGAATCTGCTCGGGACGGGCTACCCACCACCAGTCGCCACGCATAATCTCGTCAATAACCCAGTCAGGTTGCTCGGCTAGCCACGCTCTCCTGTCAATTTCAGGAAGCGCAGCGACTCGGTCCTGGAGAGATAACGCCATAGCAATGAATGCTAGATCAAACGCATGGGAAAATAGGGGTGTGGAACGTATTCCGGTCGACGAAATCCTGGCCTATTTGGAGGCCACCCAGCCCGACCTGATGGACCCGGGTGAGGACCGGTGGGGTGGGGCCAACCTCTACGACCCCCGCCTGCTTCAAGATCCAGAAGTTGCTGGTCCCGAAACTCTTGACACCCCCACGTAGGGGTCAGGTACAGTTGGTCTACGCCCGGAGGAACGGTCAAGGCCGGGACGAGGAACTTGACAACTGAAGATGGCGACAGTGCTCTGAGGTGGCCCGCAGCAACGTGTCTGCTGGCCGAGAGGCCACTACACTGTCGTCTACGGACGGAGCAGCCACAAGGCCCCTCCCCAGGATCGCCACTGAGGCGCCCGTCCTAGCCCACGTCGCCACGGGTTTTTCCTTTCTCCCCGTGACCGGCAGACCGACCGGACGGCTCCTCCTCCGGTGGGCGATGGAGGAGCAAGCTTCCCTCGGGGGGATGCGAAACAGGGCCACGGTGGAGAAACCCACCGGGGCCCTGCTTCGTGAAACGGTGCGTCGCAAGCATGGGGCGCTTCAAGCTCCCGATCACGGGAGAAAGGCGGGGACCTTGCCCGGGGTTAAGGCCCCCGCCTTCCTTGGGGGGTTGTTACTCTGCATGGACCACGGGCCGTTGGGGACAGCGGCCTGTCGCGGAGGAACGGCCGTTCCTGCCTGGAAAAAGCGAATAAGGGTCCAAGGACCGCGCACTGGGATCCCCGGAGCACCGGAACCACTGTCCCCACCTCAACTACCTGGAGAGAGTCGAGGGTTCACCATCGTGAGCATGTACAACATGGTTTTCGGCTCAGAAGGGCCTGCCAAGCGCGGACAAGTCCTCTTGGCCATGCTGGGTTTCACGAGCTTCACCAACGTCGGCCGGTACCGCGACGCCTGGGTGGAGACCTCGGAGGACGGCCCGATCATCGCCATCTACACCCGCAACGGCGGAGGCAACCGCGAGAGCTGCTGGCAGCCTGACGGCGCCTTCCAGAACTCGGTCGAATGTGACTGCCCGGCCTGTGTGGCCAACTACCGCATGCCCGCCCACCCGGGGTGGGCGATGGGCCGTGACGACGAGTTCGACTCCACGTATCGGACCGAGTACTTCCAGGCGCCCGCCGAGTACCTGGACCTGTTGGAGCCCGTGGCTGGCGATCCCGTCGACACTTCCCAGAGGTGGCACGAGGCCATCGCGAACCTGGACCCGGCCAATGCTAACCATTGAGGACAAGGCCTGGATGGCAGGGGTCATTGACCTCAAGGGCCGAATGATCCGGAAGCGAAACCAAGATCGGCGCACCACGCAGACCCTGGTCTACGTGGAGAGCAAGCAGCACGAGGTCATCCGGGCGCTCAGCAAGCTCACAGGCACCAAGCCCGAGGCCAAGAAGCAGTCGACCCTGAGCGAGTTCATCAGGGTGCAGTGCAAGGAACACTGTCCCGACGCCCACATTCACGTCCGAGACGGCTGGTCCATGCCCACCACCACGCGGTGGACGATCACCGGCGGCCCGATGGTGGTCGTCATGCTCAGCTTGCTGCCTTACCTGCGGGTTGACCGCGGGTACCAGGAGGCGATCGACGCGATCATGGAGACTCAGTCGCTCGCCGGCCAGGGTGCGCATGCAATCTGGGCCAACATCAAACGGCTCATGGATCTCGGGTGGACGCTGCCGGAGGTCTACCAGGAGCCGATGAAGGCCTGGACCGGGCTGGCTCAGGTTGGCGGCCGGCCGATGGTGGTGGCATCGGAGCCAGAACGGTTGCGTGACATCACGTTCCTGGATGACGATGAGATGATGGTCGTTGCTGCAAGGCCCCGGTAGCTCAGTGGATAGAGCGCCGTCCTCCTAAGACGGAAGTCACTGGTTCAAGTCCAGTTCGGGGCACGGTTGGACAAGCCGAAAAGCCTTCGGGCCGATCCCTTCGCGCCAGCCACGTAGGTCGACGCTTCAAGGTTCTGACGACCTACGTTTCATAACTAAAACAAGAACCCCGGGCGTTTTAGCTGGTGGAGTTTCGGCCCTTAACTAAAGCTCCCCCCCACCCGGGAGCTACCCGTGGAGCGAGGCGACGGTATACGGACGCTGAGCGGTGATACGGGGCCCGGGTGGTTACAACAATCCACATTGGACGAAGGAGGTGCGTCATGACCTAGGTAGCCAGAAGTTCTGGCCTTCAGAGAGGTCGCCATGTCCCGCACCGACAAGGACCGCCCGTGGTGGATCCGGTCCGAGTGGTATGAACCCGTTCACTACAACTGCATGTACTACCAGGGCTACCAGACATGTGACCGCAGCCGAGTGTGCGACCTGCCGCCCGAACCCGTGCGGGGGAACTTTTCGTACCCTTCTGCCGGCCACCGGTACGGCCCACGCGCACAATGCATCTGGTACCCCATGTGGCCCCGCCGCGTTCGGTACAACTACACCCGTCCCCCAACCCGAGTGGATAAGCACCTCGGCTGGTGGGGACCGGATCGACGAGACGTCCGAGACCTGATGATCAAGGCTCGGAAGCAGTACCGCGGGTATCGAGAGGTGGAGATCCTTGAGCCCGTGAGGCATCACCGTCACGCCGGCAAAGCAGGCTGGTGGGACTGAACCAATCACCTGGAGAGAGTGAGAACGACCGTAATGGCAAAGTTGGTCCCCGGAAATGGCCTCGTGATGGCCGACCCGGTACTCACCGGAGAACTACTGAACGACTTCATGGAGAGCGTGCAGGACCGCGCTCGCAAGGCGAAGGAGCCGACCCAGGAGGAGAAGCTCCGCGACGCGGTGACGGCCCTGCTGCACGCGCTCGGCGAGATGCGGGTCCAGGAGGACGCGCTCACGTTCGAGGGGGACAAGTTCATCTTCCCCGGCTCGTACGAGGGCAAGATCCCGGCCGTCATCGACTTCCTGCGCAACTACATGAAGCAGGAGGAGATGCGTTTCGACTTCAACAAGACGCTCCCCTACCGCCCGTACGACGGCGCCTACGCCTTCATGACCGTGATGCGCCAGCTGACCGGCACCACCGGCTTCGGCGTGAACCGGATGACCTTCTTCGGCCCCGAGCCGCCGGAGTTCATCTCCATCCCGATCAACGCGAAGGGCGACACGGCCCAGATCCCCTGGGGTCTGGTCGAGTTCCCGGCCTACGGCGCCAAGTTCGACGTCGGCGCGGTGCGGACTGACAGCGGCTACACGTTCCACCTGACGGTGAACGCGCCCCGCAAGCACCGCAAGGAGATCGAGGCGATCTTCAGCCTGATCGAGAAGCACCTCAAGGACAACTCGATCTACCGCGGTCAGGCCATCAACGGCCACGACATGCAGCCCGAGTTCATCGACCTGTCCCGGGTCGACCCGGAGAAGGTGGTCTACAGCCAGTCGGTCATGGACGACCTGCTGACCCACGTGTGGGCGCCGATCCGGTTCACGGAGCGGTACCGCAACCAGGGCATGCCGCTCAAGCGCGCGGTGCTGTTCGCTGGCCCCTTCGGTACCGGCAAGACCCTGGGCTGCTTGCTCACCGCGAAGGAGGCGGTCGAGCAGGGCTGGACCTTCATCATGTGCCGGACCGGCCAGGACAAGCCGGCCGACGTCATCAAGACGGCCGAGCTGTACGCCCCCGCGGTCGTGGTCATCGAGGACCTCGACGTGCACGCGGGCTCGTCCACCAAGGTCGAGATTTCGCAGCTGCTGGAGATGCTCGACGGTGCGGTGAACAAGGGCAACGAGATCATCGGCCTGTTCACCACGAACCACATCGAGGACATCCAGAAGGGCGCGCTGCGTCCTGGCCGCATCGACGCGGTCATCGAGATCACCGACCTCGATGAGCCGGCTTTCCGTCGGCTGATCATCAACAACATCGGTGCGGACTGGTTGGCTGACGACGTGGACTACACGGCCGTCGCTGAGGCCATGCACGGGTTCCTGCCGGCCTTCGTGGCCCAGGCCGCTCAGCGGTCCCTGGGGTACATCATGGCCCGCAACAACGGCCAGCCCGGCGTGGTCGACACCGAGGCACTGGTGGGTGCGGCCCGTACTCTGCGGCCTCAGCTGGAGCTGATGGACGGGGCGAAGGAGGGCGTCCGTCCGAACCTACTGGAGGACGCGATCCGTGACGTCGTGGACGGGTCGCTCAAGCGGACCCGACTCAACACCCACGACGACTACCGACTCCAGGTCGAGCCGCCCACGGTGCTCAACGGAGGCAAGAGCTAAGCCTTACTCTCTCCACCCCGCCCCGGGGGTTCAGGTCTCTGCCATCGACCTGGGCCCCCGGGGCTTTTTTGTGTCCAAAACGGACGACTTCACAGAAGAGCCTTGACTCACCCGTACGTCCCCCTGTAACTTCGGTGACGACGGAAATCTACGAAGTTGAGGTGGCCGATGGGGAACGATGGCACGGGTGTCACTCGACCGATGAGGTACATCCTGAACGGAAACGCAGCCTCGATCCGAGTCGACGATCGAGGCATCAAGGATCTGGCTGACGACATCGAGGATCGCGGCCTCATCCTTCCCGTCCTGGTGGCGCCAGACAACCTGATCCTCAGCGGCTGCCGCCGGGTCGCGGCGATGGACCTACTGGGCTGGACCCGGGTGCCGGTCGTCGTCACGGACGACTGGGAGCGAGTCGTCGAGCACTTCAAGAACGAGGTCAAGGTGGCCGCAGATTTGGGCCTGCCATCTGAGCCTCTTTACCTCCGAGAGTTCGACGAACTGGTAGACCGTCGACTGCGCCAAATCTTTGAGCCCGAGCGCCGTCGGCGGTTGGGTGTGGCCATCAGTCTCGCCCGGGCATCCAGGGGGAATGGCTTGAAGGCCGCGGATCGCAAGCACCCCAATCATCACCGAAACAGTTTCACGGACTCGGTGATAGAGATGCTGAACATGCCGGCGACTCAGGTCACGACCTCGCGAGAGATCATGGCCAAGGTCAAGCTGTGCAAGGAACGCAGTGCAGATTTGGGCCTGCGGGCCGAGGAAGCGTTGGACAAGGTTCAAAGGTACGGCGGCCGTCTCCACTCCCTCAAGCGAATGCTCGGCGACATGCTTGAGGGCCGAGAAAACGTCCAGTACCGGCTCTTGATCGATGGGCCTGCTGTCGTCCAGCCAGCACCCCAAAAGTCTCGGGAGCCAGACCGACGTTTGGCCGAGGAGCAAGTGGCAGCGATAAACCGACTCCTCGACATGTACGAGGCTCTCGGGGACATGGTCCGCGAGATCGGAGACCTCAACGTAGCTGTTGATCCCGAGACGGTTGCCGCGCTCCAGAAGAGGTACGGCAACGCACAACGAAAGGTCGGAGTCCTTCGCTCCTACCTGAACAACGTCAACTCCAGGAGAGAGAGTAACGACGCATGAACGCAAAGTTCAGTTCGGCAGACACTGCGGATGCGACGGACGTGGCTGACGTGGCGACGGACGCCCCCGAAGCAACGTTCGTGGCGGAGAACTCGCCCCGACACAAGGTCCGGCGGGGCACGATCAGCTGGGACGAGATCGTCGTGGATCCACGGGTCCAGCGGCCCCAGAACCGCCCCTTGATCAACAAGATCAAGCGGGAGTTCAACAAGGACGCCCTCAACACCATCGTGATCAGCGTCCGTCAGCCCGACCTCGACGACCGGGACCAGGACGAGCATGTGATCCTGGACGGTCAGCAGCGGACCACCGGCGCACACGAAGTGGGCTACGACGGCCCGTTCCACGCCGTCTTCCACTACGGCCTGAGTCTCCAGGACGAGGCGAAGCTGTTCCGCCTTCTCCAGGTCCGGGTGTCCGTCCCGGTCAAGGAGCAGTTCCGGGTCGCCCTCTACGAGGGCCGTCCCGACGCGACCGGCATCATGCAGGTCCTCAACGCCCTGGGCATCAAGCTCGACCCCAACGGTGGCTTCATCGCCGTGGGCGTGGCCCTGCGGATCGCGGCCCGGCCCGACGGCCTGACCAACTTCCACTGGGCGCTCAAGATCATCCAGGATGTGTACTCCGCGGACGACCCGTCGCCCTACGACGGCCGCCTCGTGGAGGCGCTGGCTCAGCTGCGGGCGCGGCACGGCAACGCCTTCAGCACCGAGCGGATCATGAAGAAGCTGCGGTCCTCCGGCAAGACGGTCGACGGCCTCATCGGTGACGCGAAGGTGCGTCGCTCGGTGAACAAGGGCACCTCGACCCAGAGCCTGGCCGACACCCTCGTCAAGGTCTTCAACGACGGGCTCCAGAAGAACGGGCCGAACACCCTGCCCTTCTGGAACGAGAAGCCGTAAGCTCAAGAGCACGTTGTACCGTCCTCTGGGGCAAGCCCTCGGTTGCGTAGCCCCGCAGCCGAGGGCTTGTTCTGTGTGTGGCAGAGTGTCCGGGTGATTACCGAAGCCTGGAGCAAGAGCAGTTACAGCAACAACAACGGGGCGTGCGTCGAGGTCCGTCGGGACGGGGCATCGGTCCTCGTCCGGGACACCAAGGACCGCGAGGGGGGCACCCTCACCTTCAACCGGCGCGAGTGGCTGGCCTTCGTCGCTGGCGCTAAGCAGGGTGACTTCGACCTTTAACGATCTCCCCCGAACCTCCTGCAAAAAACCCAGAACTTCTTCCCAGAAGTTCTGGGTTTTTTGTCGGTGATCAGGTGTACGTTCCATTGCACCTGGAGGAGGGGGTCAGTAGATGGTCGACGATGACGGCTTCGCCCGGTTACCTGGGCCCAACCCGGCCGCCCTCGCGCTCAAGCAGGAGCTGAGCGAGATCATCCTGTGGACCGAGCAGAACTCCCCGCGGTCCAAGCAGGTGGCCATCGGCCCATCCGAGCTGGGCGACCCGTGTGACCGCCGGCTGGCCTACCGCATCGCTGGCGTACCGCCCGTGAACATCTGGTCCGACCCATGGCCGGCCATCGTGGGCACCGCGGTCCACTCCTGGCTCGACAAGGCCATCAACGGGTACCAGGGGATCAACGGGGACCGGGGCTGGCTAACCGAACTGCGGGTCTCGCCCGACGAGATGGTGCAAGGCTCCAGCGACGTGTTCAACGTCCGGACCGGGACGGTGGTCGACCACAAGACGTGTGGGGTCGACACGATCCGCAAGCTCCACAAGGGAGGGTCACCCTCCCCGGGCTACATCACGCAGATCCAGCTGTACGGGCTCGGACATAAGCGAGCCGGCCGCGAGGTCAAGAACGTAGCGTTGATCTTCTACCCCCGCTCGGGCTGGCTCGACGATGCCTTCGTCTGGATCACTCCCTACGACGAGTCCGTCGCCACCCGCGCCCTGGACCGGATGTATCAGATCGGCGGCCGGCTGATCGAGCTTGACATCGAATCGAACCCACACCGATTTCAATTAATCGATGCCACGCCTGGCGACAGCTGTGTGTGGTGCTCGCACTTCTGCAAGGACAAGGACCCCGACATAGCAGCCGACGAGAAGGGATGCCCAGGACGATGAGGCCACCATGCAGTGTTGGCGGGTGCAACGGAGCCCACAAGGGGCTCGGTTACTGCATCAAGCACTATTACTGCTTTAAGCGGAATGGGACTGCCGTTCCGAAGGAACGGCATTGGCGCAAGGCTGCGATTCCCCTCGAAGTATTGGTCCGTACTGGCCTATGTGAGTGTGGATGTGGGCTTCGAACAAAAATAGCAACTCGTACGCACACAGGGCACGGGATATATGCAGGATTTCCTAATAGGTTCTTAGTCGGTCACGGTAACGCTAAAGGGCGAAGTCATATCGACCAACATGGATATCGGCTCATTCGGAACGAGGATCACAGCGCATCCGGAAGCAGGGGATACGTTGCTGAACACCGAGTTGTAATGGCCCAGATAATAGGTCGTAAATTATGGAACTTTGAAACCGCTCACCATCTCAATGGAATTCGCTCCGATAACCGGCCTGAGAATCTTGAACTTTGGGCCAAGCCGCAGGTTCCGGGCCAACGCGTCCAGGACCTTGTGAACTGGGTCATTGAGAACTACCTCACCGAAATCGAAGTTGCCCTGAAAGAAAGAGAGGCTCATGGCCATCGATAACAAGTACGGCCAAGTGACACTGGAGCGCGGCACCATCGGTGAAGACGAGCCGGTCGTCGTCTTCCGAGCGCAGGACAAGCTCCTAATGGAAGTGTTGGCAAAGTACTACGTCTTTTGTGAAGAGGCCGGATCGCCACGCAATCACCTTGACCTCATCCTCGACACCATGAACAAAGTGGCTGAATGGCGAGGAAGTCATCCGACCAAAGTCCCAAGCAGCGATGGGTTTGAAGTCGAGGAGCAAAAATGATCACCGCACTACCTGGAACAACCGTCTGGATCGAGAGCCCCGACGGCAGAACGAGCGCTCTTGCCATTCAGGCCTGGGATGGCGAGGGGTTTGCGCTGGTTTATGACGCAGCCGCTGGGCGACTCGTGCGTCCCTCGGAGATCGAGACGCTGACCCCGGCCACGTACGTAGGAGAAGCCGAGCCCACCCGGGACACGGACACATTGTGAGTTCAAAAGGAGGAAGCAGTTGAGCACGTGGTACGACGAGATGACCGCGGCCATGCGTCGCCGCGAGGTGGCCGTGAACGGTCGCGAACGGTGGCAGGCAAAGGTCGATGAGGCCGAGGCCGAGATCGCGACCCTAACCCGCGATCAGAGCAAGGTCGCAACCGAAGCACCATCAGCTGAACCTAAGGCTGGCTCCGAGCTATTCGTGAGTCCCCCGGAATTAGCGGCCGAGTAAAAAGCAATTTTCCTGAGGAGAGAACAAGATGTCATTCGACGACGATGACGACTGGGGGCGCCCAGTTGAAGGTGGCGAGTTCGCTCGCCCGGAGAACTTAAACGGCCACTTACTGATCGTGTTTCCGCTGGGTTATGTCGCACACATCCAGACCAAGTTCACGGTCCCTGGAAAGAAGTCCGATGCGGTCTGCTGTGACATCATCGACCTTGACGACAAGGACGAATCCGGCCAGCCCGGCAAGGTGTACCGGAATTCGAACCTGATGCAGGGCCAGCTCATCGCGACGCTGCGTCCCTGGATCGGCAAGAAGGTCCTGGGCCGCATGGGCAAGGGCGTCAGCAAGAACGGCATGAACGCGCCCTGGGTCATTACCGACATGCTTGATGACGCGTCCTGTGTTGAGCGCGCCAGGGCCTGGAGCACGGCACACCCGAACTTCCGCAAGAGCCCGTTCGTTGATCGCCAGGAGGAGGTTGCTGCCCACGCTGCCGCCGTGTCAGCTCTTCCCGACGACCTGCGGCAGTATGCACAGCAGCCGCCACAGCAGGCGGCCCCTCAGTACGGATCCTCTTATGCAGCACCGGCCCAGCAACAGCAGCAGGCAGCCCCGGTTGCTGGCTCGGTAGTGCTGTCAGCCGAAGAGCAGAGCGTGTTGGCTCGCCTGCGCCAGCGCCAGGCAGCCGCTGCACAGCAGGAAGAGCCACCGTTCTAGATCGCTGAGGGTGCTGACGGCAGGGCCCCGCGTGACCGAGCAACGGTGGCGCGGGGCCCTGTCGTCTCCTGGAGAGAGTCTCCGCAAAATGTACCCCAGATGACCTCTGGCGTGCCCTCGTTGACCAGGTCTACAGTCGTGTCACCGCCCAGATGGAAGGGGCCCTTCTCCGTGTGGAAGAAGGACCCCTCGGCAACTTTTACCCAACCCGAGGAGCAACAATGCCAGACGGCACGGTGTCGGGGCAAGGAGCGCTGGCAGAAAACATTGCGCTCCCCTGGTTTGAGGCCGGCTGTAGCGTCGTGCCCATCCAGGCGAACGGCACTAAGAGGCCGACTCGGGATTGGTCGGTGCTGCAAGAAACTCCCATGACTCGGGCCGACGTAGACTGGTACTGGCGCCCTGGTGAGTCGTCCGGAGTAGCGCTTATCTGTGGCAACGTTTCGGGCAACCTTGAACTGACAGAACTAGAAAGCGACGCTAGTTCAGAAGAGGCCCTAGCAAAGGTCGCACATGAATGCGAGCAGCGCGGCGTTCTATCGCTCTGGGACTCACTTCTTCACGAGGGCTACGCCGAGGACACTCCGTCCGGCGGCATTCACCTGATCTATCGGGTGGGCGACCACGACATCCCTGGCAACACGAAGCTTGCCTCCACTCCTACCGGCAAGACTCTGGCTGAGACCCGCGGTGAGGGTGGCTACGTGATTGTGGCCCCGACCAACGGTGCCTGTCACGCCTCGGGCAAGCCCTGGGAGACGGTCGGTGGTCGCCAGGGCGTGATCCCGGTGATCAGCTGGTTACAGCGGACGACCATTCACGAGGCGATCACCGCCGCCCTGGACGAGAGCCCGCCGCCACCTCCCATTACCGCCCGCCGTGAGATCGCGGTCCGGACCAATGACGACGAGCTGCGTCCTGGTGACGACTTCGATCTCCGAGCGTCATGGCACGACTCCTGGTTCACTAACACGGGCTGGACGGTGAGCCACCAAGCCGGCGGCGAGATCTTCTGGGTACGTCCCGGTAAGGAAGCACGAGACGGTCACTCCGCCTCGACTGGATACAACGGGCAGGCCGACCGGCTCTACATCTGGTCCACGTCAACCGGCCTGCCGTCCGAGCAGCCGTTGACCAAGTTCTTCGTTTACGCCCACTACCACCACAACAGCGACCTTTCGGCCGCCGCCGCCGCCCTGCGTCGACAGGGATACGGAGGGGGTGGCAACGCTGTCTCCACACTGTCCCCGTTACGCGAACTCGTCCTCGACTCCGACCACGGCATCGACGGAGAGGTATCGTTACCCGAACATGGGGGTTCAGACCTCACCGACACGGGTAATGGACGACGGATGAAGGAACTCTTCGGCAACCAGTTCCGGTTCAGTACCAAGGAAAAGAAGTGGTACCTGTGGACCGGCAGTGCCTGGGAGGTGGACGACCTCCAGGCGATTCAGCGTGCGGCCGAGTACGCGGCCGAACTGGTTCTGAAGCTGGCGCAGAATGAGTTGAACGCCAGCCTGGGCACGGACTTCGAGAAGGATGCTCGCAAGAAGGTCGCCACCGCGACGGCCGGCAAGAACCACGGCAAGCTCCTGGCCGCCATCGCCCGGTTCTCGGCCCAGGACGGTATCTCGATCAAGGCCGAGGACTTCGACCGCGATCCCGAGCTACTGAACCTTCCCAACGGGACACTCAACCTGCACACGCATGAGCTGCTGCCCCACGACCAGGGCGACCTGATCACGTTGACGTTCGGCGCCGAGCTGGACAAGGACGCGGAGTGCCCGTTGTTCGAGGCATTCATGGCTGACTCTATTCCGGACCTGTCGGTCCGGGAGTACGTCCAACGCTGCCTGGGCTACAGCATGTTGGGTAAGCCGGTGGAGCGCACCATGTTCCTTCTTCACGGCCCATCAGGCACCGGCAAGTCGGTCCTGACCAACGTGATGACGGGCGTGTTCGGTGGCTACGGAACCACGGCCCCGGCCAGCACGTTCCGGCTCAAGAGCAATGAATCCTCGATCGACTTGCACAAGCTGCGTGGGCGACGGTTCGTGGCCACCTCCGAGATGCCCGAAGGCGCACAGCTGGACGAGGAGCTGGTCAAGCGGATCACCGGTGGCGACATGATGACCTCGCGCAGCCTCTATGAGGAGTTCCAGGACTGGCGGGCCCAGTGCGTGGTCTGGATCGCGACCAACTTCCTACCGAAGGTCAACAGCGACGACAACGCCATCTGGCGTCGGGCCAAGACGATCCGCATGGACACCGAGTACGGCTCCGACGGGCGACCCGAGACGAAGGGCTACGCCGACGTCCTCCTACTGGAGCGCAGCGGCATCCTGAACTGGCTGCTGGCTGGCCTCACCGCTTACCAGCAACGTGGCCTGGACGAGCCGTCCGCGGTCACCCAGGACATCCAGAACTACCGGATCGAGGTCGACACGGTTGCCTCATTCATTCGGGACCTGACCGACGACGGCCACCTGATCAATGACACCGAGGGTGAGATCAAGTTCTCCGACCTGTTCCGGATGTACAGCGAGTACAGCGCGGCCAACAACATCCGGCTGTTGGGTTCACGCCGGTTCGCCAACCGGCTCAAGGCGTTGGGCTTCAGTACCACGAAGCTGGGGGGCCAGGCCGTCTGGCGGGGCCTGAGCCGTAACCTCGAACACGGAGTACTGGGGACGATCTTCTGATGGCAGTCGGAGACACGTACCGTTACGCCAACGGGAACAGTTATGTTCAGACCGACTCCGGGCCCATGGTTATGTTCACCTGCGATGACTGCGGACGGCCGGCTGCCGCGAGCCTGGACTACGTGGGGCGGGTCCGGTGCTCGGCCTGCTGGCCCATCTTCCACGGCCTGGTCAAGATCAAGAAAACTGACCCGGATATACCCGTTGCGCTCCCGGGAGCCAGTCGCTAAAGTCTCCCTTGCAAGTCAGGTGCGAAGTCGCCGTCCCGTTCTTCACTCACATTTGGCGAAAAAAAGCCGGGACACAGACACCTTTGATCTCTGACGAGCACACAACTACAGACTTTGCACCTTCCCGGTGCGCCAGGACCCGGCTACTTCTTCTTCCAAAAGGCAAATGCCGAGTCCGTCTATTGATCTCGGGAGGGCTATAACTACACATGGTGCCTGGTGCGATGGTGTGGAATCCTTCACCTGTTAAGTGAGAGGCACGGGTGCAAGTCCCGTTGCCGCAGGAAACTGCGGTATAGCTCAGTAGTAGAGCGCTAACGATCGCCACGCCGACCTTGATCTCAGGCCCCATCATGTGACGTTGCAGCTCCTCCCCGTTCCCTGGAGAGGAGTTGTTTTTCATGAGCAAGTTCAATCGAGCAGCAAGCAACGCGGCAGCGCGGCCCGAGGTCGATGAGGCCACCAACGTGGTCGTGACGGCGGTCGGCACGGCGAAGAGCCCGATCAAGACCCGCAAGACGGTCACGGGTGTCACGGGCCAGGGAGCCCCAGGCTACGAGCACGGCGACAAGTCGGCGCTCTTCCTCCTCGCGGTCACCAACATGGTCAGCGAGGACACCTTCTACGAGAAGGCCGGCGACCGGGACGAGCGGTTCGAGAACCTGGTCACTCGGGTCGCGATCAAGGACCCGGAGTGGATCATCGGCTTCTTCGGCTGGCTCCGGAGCGAGGCCAACATGCGCTCGGCATCCCTCGTGGGTGCGCTGGTGGCCGCCCAGGCGATGGTCATGGTCGGTGTGCCTGGTGCTCGTCAGATGGTGACATCGGTGCTCCAGCGGGCCGACGAGCCGGGCGAGGCCCTGGCCTACTGGATCAAGATGTTCGGCCGCAACATCCCGAAGCCGGTGAAGCGTGGCATCGCCGACGCAGCCACCCGGCTGTACAACGAGTACACGACCCTGAAGTACGACACCGCGAGCCACGCGGTCCGCTTCGGTGACGTGCTCGACCTGACCCACCCGAAGGCCACCGCCCAGTGGCAGGCCAACCTGTACCGCTACGTGCTGGCCATGCGCCACAACCGGGACGAGATCCCGGAGGTCGGCCCTGGCCTGCCGATGATCCTCGCCAACCACGCCCTGCGTTCGGCTGGCGCGGAGCTACCGGAGCTGTTGCTCAACTCGGAGCACCTGCGCCGGGCCGGCATGACGTGGGAGGACGCACTGTCCCTGGTCGGCTCCAAGGTCGACAAGGGCAAGCTGTGGGAGGCCATGATCCCGAGCATGGGCTACATGGCGCTGTTGCGGAACCTGCGCAACTTCGACAAGGCCAACGTCTCGGACGAGGTTGCCCAGCAGGTGATCGAGCGGCTCTCGGACCCGGCCCAGGTGGCTCGGTCCCGGCAGTTCCCGTTCCGGTTCCTGGCCGCCTACCGGGCGACCGCCGGCACGTCAGTGCGCTGGGCGGCTGCCCTGGAGAAGGCCCTGTCGGCTTCGGTCAGCAACATCCCGGAGCTGCCAGGTCGGACCCTGGTCCTGGTCGACCGGTCGGGCTCGATGTTCATGCCCATGAGCGGTCGCACGGAGCTGGACCGTTCGGACGCAGCTGCGGTATTCGGTGGGGCCGTCGCCCTGCGCAACGCTGGCCGGGTGACGCTGGTCCAGTTCGACGACAGCTCGCGGGAGATCCCGGTACCCACCGGCCGCGGGTCACTGCTCAAGCTCGTGGAGAAGTTCACGGGCGGAGGCGGAACGAGTACGGCCGCCGCGGTGCGTAAGCACTTCAACGGCCACGACCGGGTCATCATCGTCACCGACGAACAGTCCAACGGTGGCGACCCCAGTGGGGTTATCCCGAAGAACGTGCCGCTGTACACCTGGAACTTGGCCGGCTACCAGTTCACTGGTACGTCGGGTGGGAGCAAGCGGCACACGTTCGGCGGCCTGACCGACAGCGCCTTCAAGCTGATCCCGATGCTAGAGGCCGGTGTCGACCAGGGCTGGCCATGGGAGGTTGACGCCGGCTAAGCTGGCCCGGTCACGTAGGAGTTTGCACGCCCACAAGGAGAAGCCCCACTCACGGAGATGGTGAGTGGGGCTTCTTCGATGTCCTCATCGTCTTCAGGCACTCAGGCTCGCCTCATCTACCTCGGTCCAACGTCCCTGTCGACGGACCTCGATCTTTACGTCCTGGGGCTCAACGTCGTACCTGGTCGTCTCGGCCTCGATCGCGGCCTCCTGGCCCAGGGTCCTGCGCAACCACACCTGGAACTTGGGGTCCTCGGTCAGACGCTTCCAGGCGCGCTTCTTGTTGGCTAGCTGGGACCGCTCTTCACGGCATTCACCGCGGCCACCTGAGGCTCGATGAATGATTCGGACTCCGGTCTGGCTGCGGTTCTGATGTTGGCCGCCCGGCCCTCCGCTGGTGAAAGTTTGTAAATCGCAGTCCGCCATCGTGACGGACAAGACCCTGGTCCTAGACATGTTTCCAAAATCTCCCATTGACGATGTCGCGAATCTGCTCTCGGGAGACACCAAACTTGACCCCAAGGGCCGACAAAGTAACCAGGATGCCCGTCAACGGGCTGCACCCTGCACCCACCAAAAGTCAGCTTGCCTCAACGCAATGGCGTGCTTCTTCCACGCCGTGAGTTCGGACTGGCTCAACCGGAGCACGTCCTTGGACTTCCAACTTGCGAAGAAGTCCAGCAGCTCTTGTCTGATCTGGTCGTCTGGGTAGTCAGCCAGCTCGATCACGGTTCACAGCCACAAGTCAATGTGTGTCGCTCACCGTGCTCACCGTCCACACCAAGGGGCCGGTGCCGGTCACACTGATCAATGAGCCTTTGCAGGCGCTCCACATGCTCACGAGCGCGACTGTCCCCTGAGAGCCCTACATGGGTCTGGGCCACGCACAGGGTTTCGCGGAGCATCTTTGGGCCATCGCCCGCAATGTCTAACAAGACTCGGTTCATTGGGCCAACAACTCCAGTGTCTCGGCCGCCAGCTCTCGCTTCAGTGCTCGCCGTACCTGGCGTGGACTCAGGTATCGCTCTGGGCAGTCTGGTCCGGGAGGTCCGTTGCAATAGGGACACCAGGGTCCACTGACTCTGCCTGGCATTCTTGCCATGACTTCGGCTCCTTCTTCGGAAGCCTCTTCAGCACGTCTCGAACCGTTTCACGAGACAGACCCACACGCCGGCCGATTTCAGCCTTCGATAGGTCGGGGTTTGTGCTCAAGGTGAGGATGGCGTCGAGCTGTTCATCGTTGAGTTTGGTGCTCATCGGTTGCGAGATTCGCTTTCGCTCGTCAACTGGGAATGCCAGCTTTCCCGTGCTCAGTCGGCCATTCACCAGTGGCTTTGTGATGGAGATTTGCGCAGAGTCCCTTGGGATTCTTCGGGAAGTACTTCCGGAGCAGGGCTACACAACGACGGAATGATCCGTCGGTCCCCCAGCCAATTTTGGCTGCCCCCGCCCCGTGGGTCCAGTAGGCCATGAGCCGACGGGTCGCCTCCGGGTTCTTGATCTCTCCTGGGGACACGAACTCGTCACAGTCGAGGCAGCCGGCGCCTTGGCGCCTGGCTAAGTCAACGGATAGCTTCCCGGCCATATCGACACGATACAGCGGTGACGCCGCCGGTGGGAGGCTTCACTCGCAGAAGCGGTCGACGTACACGTAGGCCTCGCTCGGAGCCCACCCGTCGGGCGCCTCGGCCTGGATCAGGTACAGCCCCGGCCGTTCGTAGGTGTGCTTACGGAGCTTGTCCTCGGTGCCGTCGCCCCACTTGATGAGCACGTTGTCTGGGTCGTCCACCAGGAGGATGTCCACCGTGAATCCATCGCCACCGAACTCGATGTCCTCCAAGGTGGGCTGGAGGTCGGGTTCGGTCACGCTGGTCACCTCGCCACTGCCTGCCTGCCAGGTCTTGTTCTGACCGCTGACGAACTGCTCCAGGATGTCTGGGCCGTCCTCAATGAACCGCAGCGGTCCCTTGCCGGCCATGATGGACTCCGGGATCAGGAAGGCGATGTTCGGGCCCAGAGTCGTGGTGCGGACCTGGTCTCCGTCGAGACCGGCCCAGTCCATGAGTCGGGCCGCCACGTGCGGGGCCTGCTTCACGTACGCCACGTCGATCCTCAACTGACCGCAACCCATGTCCTCTTCTTCCCCTGGTTCGGGTTCAGCCAAACGATGTCGACCCGGGGGAACGGGCAGGGGAGTCGGCGCCACCACGGTCTTCTCTGAAGTACTGAGCCAGAAGTTCTTCGCCCAGGCGTACCCAACCGCGAAGAACAGCGCGCAGAGCAGGCCGTAGGCCCACAGCGGGATCGTGATGATAATGGACAGGAACTTCATTTACTCTCCTCTTCCTCCCGAAGGAACTGGAGGGTTTCCAGTCGGTCATCGATACAGTGACCGCAGTAACAGGTCCAGTGGGCCCAGACTACGAAGCCGACCAGGGGCACGTGGACCACGAGCGTGTGTCGGCCGAACTCGTCCCCGCCGTGGAGCCACTGCGGAACCACCCACCCCCACCAGAGGGGAGTCCATCGCGTGTACCCGTATCGCCAGAAACGTCGTTGTTTCATGGAAACCCCATTTTGAAAAATTCTGCGGAGGTACTTTTCAAAGGTTATATCGATGATCTCAAGTGGTTCGATATCTCTCTGGATAGAGAGCCGGGCCCACACCACGCTCCCGGGTGTTCACGACGTCGGTGTCGAATACGGACCAGGACCGGTCCTTCTTACCCGCGTTGCCATCACAGTCCAGACCCACGACCGTGGTGATGTGCATATCCCGGGTAATGCCGTGATGGCTGTGCCACATCTGGTAGACGTAGGGATAGTGCAGGTGGCCGTGGATGAAGTACTTCGGATCCAGGGTCTCCACTGCCCGTTGGAGCCGATCCTGGTTGGGTAGGCAGAAGTCGTAATCCTTGCGGTTCCACCCGGGCTCGGAACCACGTGGCTTGTCGTGGGCGAGGATTACGTCGACCAGTGACGTGTCCTGGAGGATCTGCTTCATGTCCTCGTCGGACATCTCCTCCTCCGGGAACCATTCCGATTGATGCCGGCCGCTACGGACTTCCCGCTCCAGCCGTTCCTTCTTGTCAACGCTGCGAGCGCCTCCAAGCGCAATGAACCGGCAGTCGTCCCAGGTCCACCGGTGTCCGCGGCGGGCGTAACGCACCTGGGGTCGCACCAGGAGAAAGCCCTCGGGATCGGTGTACTCGGGGGTGTCGTACTTCTCCAGAAGTAAAGACGTCTTGTCGTGGTTGCCGTCAAGAAAGTAGACGGTGATTTCTCTTGCCGCGTCGCTGACGGTGTCCATGAACTCGATGCCGAACAGGGTGTGTTCCCAGTAGCCGAAGTCGCCCACGACGAAGACGCGGTCACAGCCCATTATCCTGGCCCTGCGGATCAGGTACAGGACATGGCGGGTGTTGCCGTGGGTATCACCAGCCAAAAGAACCTTCATCGAATTCACATCCTGGAGTGGTGAGCGCCTGGCGATAGAGTTCTTGCCACTGATCATTTGATCCTATGTAAAGCCTTTCGATGTCGGTTCGAGTGACGTCCTTCCGGGTTACGCGGACCTTTCCGTGGAAACAGATGATCGACATTCCATCCATGTAGTTGGTGATGATCAGACTTCTTCCGTCTGTCGGAAGATTGCGAAGTAGCAGGATCGGTGGCAGCGGTGGCGGCAGTGTGATCAGGTTCGAGATGTCATGCGGAGGGAACTCTCTCAGCAACTCTTCACGACTCCCGAACAATGGCACCCCGTAATACTCCTCGACCCCTTTGTGAGTGTGGCCGGCAAAGCCCAGACCCAGACCCAGACCCGTCCATTTCCCAATGCACAAAGCCTCAACTGTTGCGTATTGGGCCCGGAAGCCGACCTCCCCGAGAATGATTCGACCCTCGGCCTTGATGGAGCCTTCCAAGGCGCCGGCGTAGTTGGCAGGGAAGCCCTGGTGTGTCGCATAGAAGCCGCACGAGCAATCACGAAGAGGAACCTGCGGCCGTTCATCGGAGACGGTAAGAGTTTGCCGGGAATGATGGACACCGCCGATGCACTGCGCTTGATTGCGTCCAGAATGCCAGTCGAACATCCGCACCTTGCCGCGGAGCACAGGTGGGCGCCAGTCCCAAGCTCGGTAACCGCGCAAGAACCCTGGGATTAACTCATGCTCCTGCTTGCTGTAGGCGTCGTCGTGGCTCATTTACCCTCTCCAGGTCAATCCGGAGGGTCCCCGTTAACAAGGACCCTCCGTGGGAATCGGATCAAACGCCGACCGGCTCCTCTTGAGGAACCGGCTCCACGGCCGGCGCCGTCGGCTCGACCGGTACACCGACGCCCGGCTCAATGGGCTCGAATTCGACTTCCCTGACTTCCTTACCGATGTCCATTACTCCTCTTTTCCTTTCGTGAGTTGCCGCCAGAAGTCGACAGCCTGATGAGGGGTTAATGACTCCATGACTGAGACCCTGATGGTTCGGATCTCGTCATCCCGGTTGACTGTCTCGATCTGCTCCTCGGTCAGGTGAACCAGGTTGAGGTCCTCGTCGTAGGCGCTGACCGAGGCGCACACCCAACAGATGCTGAAGTCACCCGGGGTCGGGAACAGTCCGTCTTTGTTGGAAACAAGCGCATGTTCTTCGAAGCAGTACGGGCAGGTCGCCAATAACTCATGGGTCATGACTGCTCTCCGAGCTGCGCCTCCATGGCGGTGAGCAGCTCCGCCTCACCATTGGTGGATCGGCCTCCAAAAAGTGTTCCCCTCTTGGCGGCCTCGATGATGCCGTCCCAGCCACCGTGCAGGTCGGTGACCATGACGCTCATCCAGTCGCACAAGGTCACCAGGGACAGGAACGCGGTCTCCCGACTCATGTCCTTGAAGATGGCACCAAACTGATCGTGGTAACCGGTGGCCACCTCCAACTGCCCCTTATCCATGGCGGCATGGAACGTCATGTAGGCGCTCAGCAGGCCGGAGGCGGCAGTGCGCGCGGCTGACATCGCCTGGTCGTGTTCAGCGATGTCTTGCGCTGTGAACTGGTGTTGCACCAGGTGCGAGAGCTGGTCGTCCGCCTCGCTCATTTGCCATCACTCTCCATATAGGACGGTAGGTTGGATACGCAGGACCGGCACTTGCGACGAGTGCCGTCGCTGTCGAGCCAGGTGCCGAGAACGAAGCGCACCTCACGGCCACAGAGGGCCTGGGGATCGTCTCGGTGTCGGAAAGCGTGGTCGACCGCGCCATTGGAGGCAAAGCGCCAAATCAGTAAGGGTCTGCTCATAGCTCAGCCTCCGGGTCGTTGGTGGGGACTTCCTCCCATGGTCCGTATGTGACGGTCCGTCGGAGCAATTTGGCGGGTACGTCGGGCCGGTCCTCTAGCCACGTCTTGACCCGGACTTGGGCCAGGGCGAGATCGCGGCCGGTGGGCATCAGGAACTCGCCCTCGATGACCCGGTCGCTGCCGGGGAACAGCGTCGTGGGTCCATGCAGAGAGGCCCACTCGAAATGGTCCTCCTGCTGGAACCCGAAGACAGTCGTCACGGCAGTGTCGGGTTGTCGAGAGTGAATTCGTACGGCTCATCCGGATCGTTCACGGCCCAGAGGTCGGTCACACCGTCCGGGAACTCGACCAGGTAGCAGCTGCGCCCCTCGCCCAGAACGAAGTCCTTTAGCTCGGCCCATTCGCCGGAGCGGAAGCCATTCGGATGGGTGTGCCGGACCCAAACCTCTTCGTTCCATGCCGACACCTTGGACAAGATCCAGTCGAGGCCGGCGTACACAAGCCGAATTGGGCCCAGGATCACGATACTGAGGGCATAGGCCAAGATTTCAATGGACCGAGACCCCCAGCCCCAACCCTCGTGGAGCGGTGTCAGCCTCATCAGCGGATCCCCTGCTTCTCCCAGTACTCCCAGACCGCGGTCGTTACCGCGATGACGTGATCGTGCTCGTCTTCCACGGCCATGGCTAGAGCCTCAGCCGTCCAGATCATCGGACCGAAGATGGAGGCCAGGGCGGCGGCCACCTTGTTGACCGACGTCATGGGGTCGTTCGCATCCGGGTCGGTAGGCGGCACTGGTGGGACCGCCAAAATCATCTCGGCGATGATGTCTCGGAGTTCAGCGCTCGGGTAGTTCATCGTGGAGCGGGGGCGCTGAGCACGTTGTCCGGGTGACCGCCTCGGCGGTAGACCTCAGACCAGTGGATGGGGGCCTGGGTGGCGACATCGAGCCAGCCGCCGGACTCGCTGGAGAGGTGAGCGAAGACGTTGATCTCGCCGTTCTCCTCCATGGCCGCGATCCAGGTGCCCACGGAGGGCTCGGCCGGCACCTCGGGCGCGAGGATGACCCGCACCACGTGATCGGGGCGAATGAAGCACTCGTACTGGTCGGTCTTGCTGAACAAGACGATCCGGTAGCCCAGCTCGCCCGGGTAGACCTCCAGAATCTTCGCCTGGAGCAGTACAACGTCTCCGGGCTTTCCGGCGGTGATCACTCCATGACGCGTGGGGGGGTGGTCGCTGTGGAACCAATCGCTATCGGCGGTCGGTGACTTCCGCGCGATCTCGGAGTTCTTGCTCCACGCATCCTTAAGGGTGAATTCCACGGAGGGTCGCCTTTCTCAGGTCCGGTGCAGGGGGCGCCCCCGCTGATGCCGTCGAGGTGGATGCCGCAGGTCTGACATGTCGCAAAGTCGTTGTCAAAGCGGCAAAGTGGGAGGTGGGAGCTGTCGTAGCCATCCTCCGTCATCATGTTCCCACGATGCCACACCCGGATGTAGGGGTCAAGACCCCAACTGTCCAATATGGACAAAATGGACAAGCGCCAGGGACCTTGGCAAGAAGGTCCCTGGCGCTTGAGTGATGACTCCAGGAGATGCTAGATCAGCAGAACGAGACGCCCCGGTCGGCCATGAAGGACACCGGGTTCACCCGAGTGTTCCAGAGCCCGTTGGGGTGCACCTCGAAGTGCAGGTGAGGACCCTGGGCATCGCCAGTCTGGCCGACGTAGCCGATCACCTGGCCCGCGTTGACCCAGCCGCTGGTGACCGCGTAGCTCGACTGGTGCATGTACACCGTGAACAAGCCGTTGCCGTGGTTGATGGTGGTGTAGTTGCCGGCGCCCCCGGCCTCGTAGGCCACAGACACCGTGCCACCGGTGACCGCATGGATCGGGGTGCCGTAGCCAGCGTTCAAGTCGATGCCCTGGTGCATCCGGCCCCAGCGCATGCCGAAACCGGAGATATTGCAGGCGCCAGGGGTCGGGTTGTACCAGCCACTGCTTGCTGCCGCCGGCTGTGGCGCCGGGGCGGGAGCACTCGGCGCGGGCGCGGAGCCCGCGGCCGGAATGGCCAGCTTCTGGCCCGGGAAGATGAGGTTGGCGTCGGCGATGAAGGTGTTGACCTTCCAGACCGCCTGCCAGTTCGTGCCGTACCTTCCGGCGATGCCGGACAGAGTGTCGCCTGAAACCACCACATAGGACTGATCCAGAGCGGTGGACTTCGCGGGTACCCCAGTCACCTCGTTGGTGACGGCCACACTCGCAGCGCGAGGTGCGGCCGGGGCGGCCATGACAGGAGCGGGAAGGGCGACAACCACACCGGTTGCCACCATGGCCGCTAGCGCCATGGCCAGGCGTCTACTGCTGGACATGCTTTCTCCTTGTTCAAGGAACACCGAACTGCCGAATGGCAGGGTGCCTTCCGCCCAAAGCGGGGGCGGGAAGTCGTGGTCGGACTCAGCGGCTACGCCAGTCGCCGTCCCCGCCGTCCTCACGGATGGCGGCCTGGATCATCTCGATGGCCTTGACGCAGTCCTCATCGGAGATGGAGTCGTTGCCTTTGTTGTGGGAGATGTGGTCGAAGATGCGACCGGCCTCCTCGGTCCAGGGCAGGTTCGTGTTCCAGTCATCCTCGATCGCGAAGCCGATGCCGATGGTCATGAACTTGGGGAACGCGATGATCGCCTGCCCGTCATCGACCCGGACCCGGTAGGCCCAGTAGTCCTCAGAGATCGGCGGCGTAAGCATGGCAACGCCGAACTCGGGAGTGAGGTTCTCTTGGTCGCGTCGCTCCAGAACAAGGTCAGTCGCCACTGATCTCTCCCTCGGTTGATACCACGTACGCGTTCGCGGCTTCAATGAGGCCACGGACCGCGTCAAAGCGCCGGCTCACGTCGTTGGTGACGTTCACCAGACCGGCGTAGTCCCGCTTCGCCTGGGCCAGCTCCCCCTCAAGTCCGTGAGCCCGTTCATTGGCTGCCGAGGCCGCCGCGCGCCACATGTCTCTGTCGTGCTGGGCTTGGTCGAGCTGGGCGATGGTGTCCCGTAGCGCACTTTGGGAAGAGGCCAGAAGCTCCTTGAGATTCCTCGTCTCGTGGTCCAGGCCCAGCTCGTTGGAGACCATGCTCCGTAGGCGCTCGTACTTCTCCGTCCACGCCCTGATCTCGTTGTCAAGAAGACTCATGATCTCTCCTCAGTGATCCATGGTCCATGATGGACAGTGCGATGCAGGACCTCGGCCTCAGCTCCCTGAAGCACGACGGACTCGACCAGCCCCCGGGCCTCTTCCTCGTCGATGCAGGGGACGGTGCGGGTCCACTCCTTATTGGGCGCCCGGTACCGGTAGGCCCACTCCAGGGTCGGCTCGCCCAGGTCGACCTTGTTCAGCGCCTGCCGCAAAGCCTCATTGCGGAACTGTTCACGATTGCGTTCAGCAACGGCCAGCTTCCGGAACACGACCTCGATCTCCAGCTCCTTGTGCAGCTTCTCCAGTTCCTCAGTCAGGCGCAGGACCTCGACGGCGACGATCTCGTCGGGGGTTGGCATCGGACCGGGGACTCGACCGTAGGCTGGATCACGCATGATTTCGTGATGGAGGTGGCGCAACTGCTGATACAGCAGGTCTGCCGGCTCGGCCACGTCACCGTCTCGCCATCCCCACCAACGTGCCCTGCTCACTGGTCGTCCTCTTTGGACAATGGCGTCCAGGGGCCCTGGTACCGCGGCCAGTCGTCGTTAACACCGTCACCGGGCCACGAGGTGACCACACGGGTGTGGGTCACGTTGGGCGCGGGGGGAGAGGAGTGGAAGCCGAGACTCAGGATCATGGCCAACTGGTTTCGACCGGCCACGATGAGCCGGCCGTACTCAACCTGCTCCACGCCGCCGGACGGCAGGAGGAGGTCCAACTTGGCCGCCCCAGCCAAAGCCAGCTTGGCCAACTGGTTCAGGTCGTACGCGGAGATCTCGTTGCACGTCCACCGTGAGGCGTGAGTGCGCAGATATTCGCCGAGCGCATCCCCAGGATCGGTCATCGGTCCCCATTCGCCGTAGGAGATGGTGATGGTGCGGTGCTCGATCCGGCCGCCTGGGTGATGCTTCAGGGCCTGGCCATCCTTCACCCAGCCCTGGTCGCCGTACACATGGCGCGTTCCATCTGGATCCACGACGCAGTACTGGTCCGCGGTCTCGGGGCTGTCATCTGGATGCTGTTCGGCCAGAGCATCGAGCGCGAGCCGGTGCTGAATCACTGGGGTACCTCTTCCTCGGCGAGGGTGACACTGTATGCGCGAGCCAGGGCCAGAACGTCACGGCAGGGCCACGGGGCATTGTCTCGACACCGCCCACACCACAGCTGCGAGCCGAAGTTCTCGGCATCCCAGCCGGTGAACCGCTGCGGTCGATGTAGGCGCAGGATCTCGAAGTCCCGGTCCGTTTGACGCATGACGAACTCCGGAACCTCATGCACCGTAAAGTCGTTGGCGTCAGCTGCTGGCGTCCATTCCTCGTCCACCATGTGCGCGGCCCGTATGCTCCGAGCCTCGATGGTGTCCCACAACCGCTGGAATGCCGGTGTCTCAGGAACGGCTTCAGCTCCCATGGTGCACTTCCCTCCAGGGGCCTTCGTGAATGGTGCGGACGACGATGCGGCTGGCTTCGTAGTCGCGTCTGGTGGTGACCACGGCCCGTTCGGCCATCTCTGCACTCCGACCAACGTTGTACGCCCCAGACCAGTGACCTGCGCCCCGTCGGAGCTGGAAGCCGTACTCCTCGGTCGTGATGCCGCACATTCCAGAGACCAGCAGTTCCCGTTGGGACAGGTGTGACAGGACTTTCCTGGCATCCTCCCGACAAACGTCGTCCGGTCGTTGAGGGTTGAATGTCGCCAGAAGCCGGGCGAGGTCTTCCACCGTCTCGACCGTCCATGTCGGCATGCTGCTGACGCTCCCCATCTCGTAGTCAGGTGACTGGATATTACCCCTACGTACCCATGAGGCTCAAGAGGCTGACGGATCTCCGTCGTCCAAGAGGTAGCCCGGCTCGGGTACGCCCGCGGCCCATAGCCTGTCGGCCAGGTCGGCGATGTCTCGCATCGAGCCCATGATCAGACTCAGTGGCATGTTGAAAGTGAGCAGGTCGTGCCGCTTGACGCCGTCCTCCAGCTGCCCGCCCATCTCCCTGACCCTGATCCCGAGCCCGGCGATGGCGCGCACCAGGTCATCGGGCAGGTCCGGATAGCGAGGGGCCGCGGAGAAGATCTCCTCCCAGGCGTCGGCCGGGAAAACCGTGTCCTCGAACTCAGGCATCAGTCCTCTTCCGGGTAGCCGGCGGCCCGAAGGGCGCTTTCGATTGTCACCAGGTCCTCGTCGGTGGTGCTCATCTCCGGGTGCTCCAGTAGGTCCGGGTAGCAGATGGCCACCTCGACCATGTACCGGATCGGGTTGATGGCCGACCGGGTCAGGTCACCGCGCTCCAGGAGACTGGCCTTCGACAGCACGTCGGTCACATGCTTGTCCCAGATGCTGTAGGCCTCGTGCGCCGTCACGAGACCGAACTTCCTGAGGTCGTCCGGACCCGCCTCCCACGAGTCTCCGTTGGTCAGGACGACGTGCAACGTCCCCTCGATGGGACGGTCAAAGTTGGCCTTCATTGGAACTCCCTTGGGAACTGGTCGTTGTAGCCATGGCCCCATTCCGGGCTGGAGTCCACTAGACCGAAGTACTCCTTCATCCACCTCAAGAGGCGATCGGCTCCCTCCCCGCTCCAGCCGTCTTCGTCGTAGCGCAACGACTCAGCCTCCAAGGCCACCCAGGCAATGATCCGGCGACGTTCGTCAGCCCTGATCAGTTCGTCATGGCCCCTCTCGATGGAGACCATAGGAGTCTTCCCTGGCGCCTGGAGTTGTTCCACCAACAGCTGCGGGCTCCCGTGTGGCGGGCGCCCAGAACCGGCGCAGAACTTGCCCTTGGTCTTGTCTCGAAGCTCGAACGGAACCCAGTGGTTGCGAACGGTGCCAAAAGTAAACACCTCGTACTTGCGGAAGCAGACGCTACAGAGCCCGCGCTGTCGCATTCCTACTCAACCTCCTCCCGGAACAGGTCAATGAACTCCTGGATCTTGGTCAGGTGCTTTTTGACCAGACCCTCTCTGCTGGCCGGCGAGATCAGCAGCACCTTACCGACCTCCCGCAGCCGCGTGCCTTGGCCGGGCTCCAGTCCGTAGCTAAGGTCATCATCGGTCCAAACCAGGGGGCGCCCCTCTTCGCTGACCACTCGCCAGCCGGCCGGCCACTTCCACCAATTGTCACCGAAGCGGTTCCCAAACTCGGGAGCATCCTGCACCTCAAAGGTAGGCAGCCCAAGCGCGGTAGCCAGGTTCTGAGCGGCTTCCTGCCATGTGGTATGCCACCGGATTTCCACCAGGCCACTGGCGTGCACCTCGTTGATGAAGTCCACCACCGGCTGGGCAGCCAGAATCGGCCACGTTCGGCTATAGCCAAGGGCCTCAGTCTGAACCCAGGCTTCATGGGGCCAGATGTTGGTTTGCGGCTCTTTGCTAACCGCGTTGAGTACGCCGTCGATGTCCAGCAACCACACCGGCTTATTGGGATTCGTCAAGCTCGTCAATCCTTCCGCCCCGACGCAGCAGCGCCACGGCCTCGTCATCCGGACCACGTCCGATCGCCTGGCAGTAGGCACTCAGGTTCGCTCGCGGCAGCTCGTAGAGGTAACCATCATCGGGGGCACCGTGCCTGAGGGCGAATGCCTCCTCTTCCCAGCCGTAGTCCCCATCGATGTCCGACGTACCGAGGATGTCGGTCCGCTCCAATCGGGCATCGGGGCCAGTTCCTGGGAACGGCTGACAGGTTGGATGCTCCCGTCGGTACTCGGTCCACAAGTACTCGTAGAGCAGTGCCCGGGTGCCATGCCAGATGGGTGCGTCCACATTGGAGGACCAGATCACGTACGCGTCCTGGTCCTGATCGACCTTGAGGAGAATATGACCCACTAGAGCTTGACCGGCTTCACGATGAGCAGACTCTCGTAGACCCGGCCGTTGCCGTCGTGGCGCCTCTCCTCGTGGTCAGACCACAGGTGAACGAGAATGTCGTGGTCCTCGGCCGTGGGGCCGCGGTGCTGGATTCGGCCGCACTCGCTGCACGTGAGCTGCCAGGAGCCGCCGTGGCGTCGGTCGTAGTTGAGCCAGCCCTCGATGCCGGTCTGCGCGTTCATGATGCTGTTTATCTCGTCTGCGCCTTCGGGAGCCGGCGTGTCCACCTCCACTCCGCAGACGATGAGGCCATGGGCCACGAACTCGACAATCCGAGCCCACTCGTCATCAGGCAGGGCGGAGATCTGCTTGTGGATCGCGACCGCCTCGGTGCTGTCGGCTGCCTTCCGGAACGCGGTGTGGAACCCCTCACTCAACAGCGAGGCCAACTCGTCCTTCGTCATTGCTTCACCTCTTCTTGAATGCCTGAGTGGATCGCTTGGTCGCAGACATTCACCCACGGTGTCACACCCGGACGTAGGGGTCAAGGTCTAAGCTGGCTGACTGCCGAGCACGGTCCGACCAGCGTCAGTAATCACTACCGGTCCGGTGCGGCTACCAGGCGCACGTGGCCCGATCTCCACCCAGCCAGCCTCCTCTAGCTCCGAGATTGCAGCAGTCACCAGGAGACCGTGATGGTAAATGAATCGCTCGTTAGGGAGATGGTCACAGCGCACCTGCCCGTCAACCACCATCCGAAGTAGAGCGATGTGGGTCCTTGTTGGCGTCACGCGGCCACCGTACGACGGTGCCGGATGCTGGACCAAACAGCTGGGATGATGAACGCCAGACCCGTGAGTCCAATGATCCATTCAGGCAGGTGCACGTGGTACAGCTTCGTGATCATGATGGCGCCGAGCACGCCGATGGCCCAGTGGGCCCCGTGTTCCAGGTACAGGAACTTCTCCAGGGTCCGCTGCCGCACGAGGTACACGGTCAACGAACGCACCCACAAGGCGCCAGCCCCCAGGCCGGCCATAATGACCACGACGCTGGAGCTAATGGCAAAGGCGCCGATGACACCGTCGAACGAGAAGCTGGCGTCCAGGATCTCCAGGCGCACGAACATGACCGCGGCGGCCGTCCCCACCAGAACTTTGATCTGGGGGGCCTTGGTGAGGTGCTTGGGGCTGCGTTCGAAGGCTTCCTTAACCTCTTTGACTGACTCGTTGGGGACAACGACATAGCCATCGCGGGTCGGGTCGTACCAGGCATCGTGTCGCTGTCGAATGTTGGGAGCCACTGGCACCCAAGCCTCGATCCACTTCTCTGGCCCCGGCTCGGCCTCAGGCTCATCACCCTCGCCATCCACGATCTTGCCGAAGACGTCGAGCCCCACGTGCAGGGCGATCCCAGCCACCCCAGCGATCAAGATGGTCAGACGCTCCTCTGTGGACTCAGGCACGGTCATGGCAACGACGAGTACGCCCAGCACGAGGGCCAGGATGCCGGTGTTGTCGTAGCGGCCCAGGAACGTCAGCCGGGACTCGATGGCGTGTAGCCAGTGGTGCCGCTTGGCGGCGTCGAGGAAGAAACTCATGGCGATCATCAGCAGGAAGATGCCACCGAACGAGTCGATGGCCGGGGCCGCCTTCTCCAGCTCGTGGCCATAGACGTCGGGCTGCTCGAACGCGAGGCGTAGCACGGCCCACGGGTTCAGGCCCGAGGTGAGCGAGACGATGAACACGGGCAACGCGAACCGGACCACGAACACGGCCACGAAGATGCCGACGGTCATGAAGAACCGTTGCCACCACGGGGACATGTGGGACAGGAGCTTGGCGTTGACGACCGCGTTGTCGAAGCTGAACGTGATCTCCAGGACCGTCAGGGTGACCACAATGAGCAGCTGCGTGAAACCAAGGCCAGTGGCCACGGCCGCCCAGATGGCGACCGTGGCCACAGCTGAGAACGCGAAGGTCCTCATGGTTTGGTTCATGGGGCGGGCTAGACCTTCAGCACGCCGGCCGCGGTGGCTGCCGCGACCCAGGTGTCCAGCTCGTCCACGACAGCCTCGGCGAACTCCATGTCGGAGCAGGTGAGCAGGTTCAGGCCACTGCCCTTCTCCGGCTTGGCGTCCACGTTGTCCAGGAGCCGCTTGCTGTCGTCGAGGTCGTCCAGTTCGGACAGGTAGTCCACCTCGCGCAGGGCCAGGAACTTGATGAACACCGGGTAGCCGGCCAGCTCGCACACGAGCTTGGTGGTGGCCTTCTTGTCGTTCGGGTTCCCGTCAGTGAAGACGAGCAGGATGATTGGCTCATCAGTGTCCTCGGCCATCGCCTTGACCACCCGGAGCGCGGCAGCCAGGTCGGTGCTGCCCATGTCGTTGCGGTTGTACAGCTGCGTCGACACGACGTTGGAGAAGTTGCTCTGGTCGACGTCCACGGCCGGCCAGATCTTGTCGTCGAACCGGATGACGGGCACGGAGCCGTCGGAGTCGAACTGGAACGAGACGCCCAGCGCCCGCTCCATGAGCTTCTGTACGGCGCCGGAGTTGAAGTCGCCAGCCATGGAGAGGGAGTGGTCGAGCAAGACGAGAACCTTGCCGCGGATGCCGGACAGGTCACGCTTGCTTAGCGCCATGCCCGCCTTCTCGGCGTACTTAGCCAGCGACTCGTAGCCGTCCGCGCGAACCTTGGTCAGGTCGACGGCAGGAGCACCGCTGGCGTCCTTGGTTAAGGTGACCGTCCTCTGTGGAGCGGAGGTACCCATGGAAGGGTTCCCCTTTCTGTGTTGGGTGGGTGGTTCGTTGCGGGTGGGACTAGTGGGCGGCGAACACGCCGTCCAGCTCGTAGGTCTGGCCGTTGGCCAGGGCCTTGAACGCCCAGCTGCCGTCGGCCTGACGGTAGATCTTGGCGAACTCGATGGACTGGACCGGGCCAGCGTCCTCGCTGAGGTCGAAACGCAGGACCTCGGTCTCGGTGGCCTCGTCCACGAGGCGCACGAAGGCGTTCTCGACCAGGCCGAAGTTCAGGTTGCCCCGGTCCTTGGCCTCGTAGATGGTGACGTAGATGCGCAGGTCCACCACCTCGGCCGGAAGCGCAGAAAGGACGACAGAGACCTGCTCGTCGTCTCCGTCGCCCTCGCCTGTGAGGTTGTCGCCGTGGTGGGTGATGGCACCGGCCGGGCTGGTCTTCCGGTTGAAGAAGATGCGCCAGTCCTCGGAGACAGCTTTGCCGTTGGCATCGCATCCGATGACAACGGCATCCAGGTCGAACTCAGTGCCGGCGGCAGCACCCTTGCGGGTGTCCCAACCGAGACCAATGGTGATCTTGTCTAAGCCACTGCTGCCAGCGTCGGCAGCAGCCTTGCCTAAGTCGACCTTCTGGCCCTTGACGGTGCTGATGCTCATGGGAGATCCCTTCTTTGGCTTACTCGTGATGAGGTAGCCACTCGGTGCGGTGGACAGCTCCTGGCCGATGCCGAGGAGCCAGAGGTAGACCCCAGTGCCTTGCAGGGGGGTCAGCTCGCAACGTTCGTCGACTGACGAAACGTCGCGAGCGTTGATGAGGCCGGACGGTACCACGGTGCGTCCATTGAACTGCTCGACGAGGTACCAGTCGCCGACGGCCGTGCTCTCGATGCACCGTCCCCATTGGACAATGGTGCGGGTGGGCACGAACGAGTCGCCGGGGCCGGCCATGAGATGGATGGTGCTGGCCGCGCCGCTGTTGAACAGGAACTTACGGAGGAGGTGCCAGCCCTTGTTCGAGATCGAGAACGGCCGACTCCAGCTCGCCTCGATGTGAGCGCCGAGGTCAGCGCGAGGCGCAAGGCTCCACCAGGTGGACACGTAAGCTCTCTCCAGGGCTTGTGTGGGGTACGGGTACGAGTATGCCTCAGGGCGTCAAGGTGATGGGCAGATTGGGTCCACATTCGGGTGGCTCCTGGCCCATCTTCTTGTAGAAGCGCTGTTGCTCCGCGGCCATGACCCTGTCGTACTCCGGGGTGTGGACGAGGCCGCGGGCGACCTCACCGTTGTACACGGCCAACGCCTCGAACTCGTAGATCACTTTTCCGCGCCTGTTCAGGTTGAGCCACGGCATCAGTTTGCCTCCTCCGAGATGAAATCGATCATCAGGGACAACACCCGATCCTCGGTGAGGGTGTACTTCCAGGCTGCGGTGAGGACGTCGTAGTCCACGCCCTCCAGGTCCACGATCTTTCCGACGTTGCAGCCGCAGCCGCAGATCGCCACGAACCCATGCTCCAAGGCCCACTCCTTCCAGCCCGGCTGGTTCTCCCCCTTCACTACCCAGCCAGCCCTGTTCATGGCGAGCGGGAAGTGGCCAAAGCCCGAGGCCTGAGAAAGGGTGCAGGCATAAGGACTAGCCATGTCCAATGTGGACATCTGGATACGGTTGACGTCGAACCCCAGCTCAGTCCCGGGTCCCTTGAGCCAGGCCAATCCTCGTAGCGCCCGCTCGTGGGCGACCTGCTTAACCGACGTCATGGTGTCTTGGCCTGGAGGGCGGTCCGCTCTTCCTTGACCAGCTCACGCCAGACCTGATTCAGGTGGTCTATGCCGATGCCCTCGTCCGGGTCGCTGGTGAAGCCGCGGTCGGCGGCCCACTCCCACCCTTCCATCTGCGCCCTAAATCCGGAACCAACGGGGCCCAGGACGGCGCCGAGGGTGGCGTTATACCCATCCATTTCAACACCACTGAGCTGACCCAGCACACACCTGGCGCAACTGTTGATGTTCAGCTGGGCCAAGTTGACTTTGGCCAGCGGCCGGAGACCGTAGATCGGCCCCGACTCCTGGAGCCAGGCGCGGCCCTTCTCGGCCGCGGTACGGGCCAGGGCCAGTGACTCCTCGTTAGTGAAGCCTCGAATCGGACGCATCACAACTCACCTCGTTCCTTGAGAATGGCCTCGCGCCAGGCGTGGTCGAGCAGTTCATAGGTCACGCCCGCGAGGCAGTTGTCGACGAACCCGTGCTCCGCCGCCCAGTTCATGCGCTGCTCATGGGTGGTCGTGTCCAAGCGGCCCTGAAAGATCTTCCTGATAGCGCTGCCGAACTCATCAAAACCAGTCCCGAGTCCGGCCAGTTGACCCAGGACGCATCTGGTGCAACTGCCCAGTCGCAGTGACTCAATGTCCACTTCAGACAGTGGCCGTAGACCGACGGCCGGGCCGGACTCCAGGAGCCACGCAAGCCCCTTCTCGGCGAGCACTCGGGCGGCGTCGAGTCCCTCTCGGTGTCGCTCGGCCCAGTCAAGTCGCTCTGGGGTGAGGTAGGTATCAGTCATCAGTGCACCTCGTACTGACTGTTGGCAAACTTACGGTTGGCGATGGAGCTGCCGTAGACGTTGCTGAGGAACTGTCCCTGCCAGCCCCAGTCGTCCATGACGTATTGGGCGAAGTCTTCCTCCCGGAGGACGATCGTTTCGCCCAAGGCCATTTCGATCATTGCGATGGCCCGGTCGTAGTCGGAGGTGTGGTCGCGGGGGACTGGCTTCACGATCCGGATGTCGCGCCGCTTGCCGGCGCGCAGGAGATCGATCTGTGACTGAAGTTCCTGCTCCGCTTCAGTCTGGAAGCCGGCGAGCGCCTCTTCGAAGATGGCCCGGTGGTCCTCGCGATTGGCCTGAAGCTTGGTCAGCAGGTCAGCCTTCAGGACCTCGATCTTTTCCATGCCGCTCTCCTCCAGGAGATCTTGTACAGGACTCTTGCGCAGGAACCGTTCCACCGGACCCACGGTCACGAGGTCCGGATGTCTCGAACCGTGTTCTGGAACCTCCCAATGGCGTCCATGAGGTTCTTCCTGTGGCACAGGAGAGCGTTTGCCTCCTCCAGGGCCGCATCCCGCTGGGCCTTCAGTTCCGCGACCTGGGCCCTCAGTTGCTCGTTCTCGACGACCATCGTGGTGGCCGGCAAGAAGCCCTTGGCCTTGCGTAGTTCGTCCATGGCCCGGTGCAGGTCATCCCTCAGCTCCTGGTTACGCTCCCGGGCGGCGGTCAACGCCTTGGCGTACCTGATCCGCTCCTGGTTCCGGTCGCGGACGGTCTGCGCCATGACGGTGATCCGGTCCCGTAGGAACTGAGTCTTTGTCGAGTCGTGTTGCTGCTCGGCCTGGTTGTTGTGAAGCAGCTGCCGGAACAGCTTCCACGCCAAGTCCTCCCAGGCGTCCCGCTTGCGGGCGAAGTTGGCCGAGGCCATGTACGCGACCTGTGCGCCGGAAACCTGTGCTGTAGCAACGTATCCGTTGCCCACGTTCTTGAGCTTCAGGATGCGCATGGGCTCCTCAGGCAGCATCGACGGCCTCCTTCTTAGCCTGGTGCTTGGTCAGGACTTCGACCCACTCGGCGGACAGGTCGTGGAGACTGACGCCCCGTCGGTCAGTCGAGTGGAACACGCTACGGGGACAGACGTTGAACCCGCGCCGAGTGACCCACCAACACTGCATCCAGTCCGGCCACATACCCACGACGGAGATCAGCGCGAGCTTGAAGTGACCCGCAGGACTGGCCTGACCCAGCACACACATGCTGGAGGAGTTCATGCTCAGCCGGTTCACGTTGACCCGACTGATGTCGAGACCGTACTTCGGGCCCTTGGCCACCAGCCACTGGTAGCCGCGCTCAACGCGCTTACGGGCAACCTCTTGCGGATCCTTCATCACTGTCTCCAGATGTTGTTGTTGCTACGGCAGGGGAATTATGAAACCAGCAACGCTTCGGCCAGGTCCTGTTGGTCGCGGGCCGCGGTCAGAACGCGGCGCCACTCATTCGTCAGTGCGGTATCACCACTCGGCCACGAGAAGCCGTGCGAGTCAGCCCAAGCCAGATTCTCGCCAATGACGTTGCGCACGATGCGATGGAAGCTGGCGTTCTCGTCGAGGCTGGACAAGGCCAGGACGCAGTCGTAGCTACTGGCCATGTTGAGGGTCTTAGGGTTGACCCGCTCCCATTCCAGTCCGAGCGCGGGCCCTTCGGTTTTGAGCCAGGTGAATCCACGTTGGACACATTCCTGGATTGTTGCTTCAGCAATCATGATGTTGCTCCTTCACTCCTCGCACAGTCAGTACCTTTCCGGAAGAGGCCCGGTCCAACCCGGCGGAACGTAGAACTCCTTACAGTCGACCTGAAGGGGTTCAGAGCCGGGGATCAGGTCAACCACCTCGACGGTGGCCTGCTGCTGATCGACCTGCTGCCCCAAGCCGGCCGGGGAGCCATCCTCCAGTTCGCAGTAGATCGTGTCGCCGGCCTGGAGACGTTCGTTGGAGTCAACGAACAACGTGACCCGGAACAGTAGTGCGACCGGGTACTGGGCGTCCCAGCACAGCGACGGGAAAACGGGCGTCGTCCTCTCCCGAATCACAGGGTTGATCCCGGAGATTCCGACCCCGAAGCCGGATGCGTCGACTCCGCCGAAGTTCTCTTGACTGGAGCGCGCCGCCAACGTGATGACCACGTTCAGGTGCGCGTCCACCTCCTGGCCGAGTCGTTTGCCTACTGCGTCAGCAAGCAAGAAGCGTTCATCGGGCTCACAGGCCACGCCGGCCGGGTCGTCCTGGACTCGGACCGGAGAGCAGCCTGTGAGCGCGAGCAGTAGCGCGGCCAGCGCCACACCAAGGCGCTTAGTCGAACTCACTGGAGATCAGTCCCTTCAGGTGGTTGCGTTCGGCCAGCAGCATCATGAGGTAGCCGGCGGCCTCGCCGACGTCCTCTGGCGTCGGCGGCCAGGACAGGACGAGTCGCTCCATGAGCGCGGCCACGTCCGCGGTGGGTGGCGAATGGGGCTCGCCGCGGTCAACCGCGACCTGGACGTCGCTCAGCGTCTCCTGGAGCAGGGCCCAGGTCTGGCTGAACGAAACCAGTTGCACCAGCTTCTCGGGCATCGGGATCAGCTCGATAACCTTCCCCGGCGGTAGCCCGAAGCCGACCCAGGAAGATGCGCCGCGAGGGGGATGATTGAACCAGTCCTCCTCGGTGACCTCGACCCAGGTTTCGCCGTCCCGACTGAGGAAGTAGCGGCGCTCATTCATCGGAATCCTCCTCGGACAGTCGGAGGAGGGCACCCTCTGGCTCAGATCCGTCAAACGTCATCCGGCCCTTGATGACTCCGTTACCGAAGCCAGCCGTTGCTAGCTCACCGATCGGGCCATTGAACCCAGACTGACGTTCGGCACGGATCCACCGGTCCCGGCTGACCTCCACCCACGTCTTGTCGAGGACGGAGAGGAAGAAGCGAGGCCCAGTCCGAACCGGAGGCTCCTCGACGGAGTCACAGCGGGGCTGGGACTGGAGGGTGTTGTCGTACGCCTCGTTCAGGGCGCGGACCAGCTCGGCCGCCATGCACCGGCACAGGTGCAGGTCCGAGTCGGTGACGTGTGGGTGCACCATGCCACCGGGTGTCGGGCGGTCGACCCGGTACTCCTCGGCCGGCTCAATGAGGACGCGGCAGCACTCGCGCATGGCCGAACTGGACAGGATTACGCGCAACCGGGACCGGCCGATGTCATGGAACTCGGTGAACGTGCGCCCGCGGCCTAGGGGAATGGCATCGTGAGCCTGGGGGTCGAAGTTGTCACAGGCTCGCTCCACGCCATCGCGCCAGTCGGTGATGACGGGCTGCGCCTTCATCCGGACGTCCACTTGGTTGGCAACGTACTCCGAGGGAAACAGCTCCCGGTCCAGGCTGGCCGTCATCATCAGAATGGGCTGGGCGGCATCGTGCTCATGGTTACGCAGACCACCGGGACCAGTGTGCTCGTGGAAGTGTGCGTCCCAGGCCTGCGGCCCATCGAGTTCGGGTGCGGCCTGGTTCCGGTGCACTTTCAACAAGTGCTGCCGGAGCATGAACAGGTTGTAAATGTCCTCGGCGTTGCTCATGACATGCTCCTCTGAGACAGCAGCACAAGCAGCTGAGTGAACTTGTGGAAGAGGGTGGAGAGAATATGGAACAGGGTTAGCTGGGCGAAGGCGAGCAGGAACAACAGGTTCGCCGCCATGAGCATGGTCGGGATGGTGGGCTTGACTCTCACGACGGCTCCCCATCCAGTCGCAGGGCGACCACGACCTTGGCCAACCACGTCAGCTCCTGGGTTCCCCAGCGCTTGCTGTGTTCGACCGTCACCCCGTTGTCCCGGAGGGTTTCGCGGGCCGCCGTGTTCGCCTTGCGGTCAGCGTGCTGGGGGAGCGTCTCCATCGAGCCCGGCGCCCCGTCGGAGCGCTCACGGGTGTCCCGCAGGAACCGGCTGATCCGTCCATTGGTTTCCACGACGGTGATGTGCTTTGGACCAATCACCTTGACCGTGCCAGCGGATGCCCGCTGCCTCATGCCGTACCCGTACAGCACCACGACCTCGTCACCAACGACAACAGGCCATTCGTCTTCGCTCATGCTTCCTCCTCGTTCTCTGTTGGGTAGATCTCTTCTCGGCTCAGGTGTCCCCGTCGAACGACGTCGGGCAGGTGTCCTATGTGCCAGAGCCCCGAGAGTTTGCACTTGTACGCGTGTAGGGACCGGTCGATACGTCTGGCTGCCTTTTTAGCGTTGGCCCGGTTCATGTAGGAGCGTTTGCCGCATTCACAGGTGACGAAGTACCAGGTTCGGTCTTTTCCTCCCGCCACGGCATCAGTTTCCGGTCTTTGTGTTGAGTGCCAGGAAGCCGATGATGACGGCCCAAAGGAGTCCGATCAGCACAAGGGAGGTGATGCCCATGGCGCGGTGCGGGTCCATCGGCTCTCTCGGCTCAATGTCCACGGCACGTCCTACTGCCCTCGGCTCTTGGTTCGCGGTCAGGTAGTACGCCCGGCGGGGGAGTCGAGGAGTGCCTTCCTCGACCGCGAACACTTCGCCGGCCCGCTCCAGTTGCACCAGGGCCACATAGATGCGGCCCGAGTTGCCGCCGATGCTGGCCTGGATCTCGGTGCAGTGGCGGTCCCCGCCAGCAACGGCACCCAGTACGGCCAGGAACCAGCGACGTTCCCGCTGCCCCCGGCGAACCTTGAACCAGCTCACTGGACGCTCCATATCTCCCCGTTGGGACCGAGGCAGTAGTAGGTCCGGCCGCTGTAGGTGACGAACACATTCACGTGGGCATCAGGGTGGTTGCTGAGGCAGTCCTCAGAGAAGCTGTTCCTCACCGCGGCGTTGCGGGAGTTCGGGCCCAAGGTCAGCGCAACAACGACCACGATCACGGCCACAATGGCGACCAGTGTGATGATCGGGACTGCGTCCCTCAGCCCGTACCTCATGGGCGTTGTCCGATGAAGCCAGCGATCCAGAACCACACCCGCAGGACCAGTGAGGACTCCGGTGCGTAAGACCGGTGCCGCCCGACGTAGTTCTCCTCCGGTGCGGTCGGAAACGCCGGCCGGACCAGGCTTACAAGATTCCCCATCTCAACCTCACCCCACAGAACCACCAACAAGAACCTCAACCAACCACCCCACGATCCCACACCCCTACATCCGGGTCAAGAACCTACCGAAGGCTGGGTTACACCCCTAGATGCCAGGGGAAAAGGATCATGGGGGAAGGAGCGGGTGCAAGACCCTACGTGAAACCAGGGGTCAGGCACCCAGATGCCAGGGGAAGAAGATCAAGCACCCAGGCCACAGATCAGCCACCCAGCAACAACGTCCGCAGAACACAGACTCA